CGGACCTTGGACCAGAGCTTGTTCTGGAAGGACGTGCGCCACGGCCTGCTGTTTGTGTCGACCATCATGGCGATCGGCGGCGGAGCGGTGTTCTTCCTGCTCCTGCCCCGGCCCGCTCAAGCGATGCTGGTCTATGGCGTCATCCTGGCCGGCTGCGGCCTGCTGATCATCGCCAACCTGCGTCGCCGGAAGCATGGCCGATGAGCCCGCTCTTCCTGATGCCCGAGCCGTCGCCCTCATCAAAATGGCCTGCGACCTCGCGCGGACAATTCCCGACCTCCAGGCCTTCGGAGCGGTCAACGCCTCCGCCTTCCAGGGTCTCGACCCGCCAACCTACGCCGCTGCTCGCGCTGCCTATGTGCGTCGGCTTGGCGAACTGAAAGGCAAGCCGTGAGCTACATCGACCCGATCCGCGCCGCCCAGGCCGCCAAGTCCCTGGTGGATAGTATCCGCGCCCTGGACCCCGACGACGCCCTGATCATCGACACCATTGAGGGCGAGACGGACCTGTTCGAGACCATCGACGCCGTCCTGGCGCGCATGGCCAACGACCAGGCCTTGGTGCGCGGTTGCGAGGCCGTCATCGGCGACCTGGAGGCGCGCAAGACCCGGTTCGAGCAGCGCATCAAGTCCGACCGCGCCCTGATCGAACAGGCGCTCATGATCGCCGAAATCGACACGAAGCTGGAGCGTCCGGCCGGGACGCTGTCGCTGACAAAGCGGGCGCCGGTGCTGGTCGTCGAGACCGAGGCTGAAATTCCGGCCCAATACTGGAAGGCCGGCGCGCCCTCGCTCGACAAGAAGGCCCTGACCGAAGCGCTGCGCGAGCGCCGCAGGGCCATCGACGCCCTGCCGGAAGACCCCGACGCCCGCGCCGAGGCCTTGGCCGCCCTGCCCCCCGAAATCCCCGGCGCGACCCTGTCGAACGCCGCCCCCTCCCTCACGATCCGGGTGAAATGACCATGAACAACGTCGTCGCGCTCAACAGCACCAGCAGCGGCTTTTCGGCCGCTCAGATCACGCTCATCAAGAACACCGTCGCCAAGGACACCAACAGCGACGAGTTCAACCTGTTCGTCAGCGTCGCTCGCAACACCGGCCTGGACCCGCTGCGCAAGCAGATCATGGCCGTCGTCTACAGCAAGAACGATCCCGAGAAGCGCCGGATGACGATCATCACCGGCATCGACGGCTTCCGCGCCATCGCCGCCCGCAGCAACCGCTACCGCCCCGACGAGAACGAGCCCGAGTTCACCTATGACGCGGACCTGAAGGGCCTCGACAACCCCCTCGGTCTGGTCAAGGCGGTCGTGAAGATCTTCATAGCCGACGCTTCCCGCGAAGGCGGCTGGCGTCCCGTGGCCGGCGTCGCCTACTGGGACGAGTTCGCTCCCATGAAGGAAGAGGTCGAGGGCGGCTTCGACTGGGTCGATACCGGCGAGACGTGGCCCGACAGCGGCAAACCCAAGAAGAAGAAGGTCCCGCGCCAGGCCGGCGCCCAGGTCGTGCGCCAACTCGATACGTCTGGCCAGTGGGGCAAGATGGGCCGCTTGATGCTGGCCAAGTGCGCCGAGAGCCAAGCCCTCCGCAAGGCCTTCCCCGAAGACCTGTCGAACCTCTACGAGCACGCCGAAATGGACCAAGCGTCGGTCCGCGACCTCATGCCGTCCGAAGTGGTCGAGGCTGCCGGCGTGGAGCAACGCCTTCTTCGCATCGGCGGCACGTCGGGCATCCTCTTCCAGTTCGAGCCGAACGGCGCCCTGGAGAGCGTGCAGCTCGGCAAGATCGCCGACCGCCTTTTCGAGCAGGCCAAGAAGTTCACCAGCGCCGCGCACCTGCGCTGGTTCAGGGACATCAACCGCGCCGCTATGCAAGAGTTCTGGGCGCGCGCGATGAGCGACGCCCTGGCCGTCAAGGAAGTGCTGGAGAAGCGCGAGGCCGAGCTGAAGGCCGCCGACGCGGAAAGCGCCGCCTAATGTCCTCCGCGCCGATCATAGGTGAGGTCTGGAAGACCATCCCGTCTCACCCGTCCTATGCGGTCTCATCCATGGGACGAGTGAAGCGACAGGCGATCGTGCACGGTGGGATGGGATCGGTTCGCATTCCCACGGGGACGTTGGCAGTGCGCGCCCTGCCGCGTGGTCACCTGCAGGTGACAATGTCCGAGAACAACGCCCCCGTGACCAGGCTTGTCCACCGGTTGGTTGCTGAGGCCTTCCTGCCGCCGCCACAGGAGGGCCAGGACTGTGTTTGCCACCGTGACGATGATCCGTCGAACAACCGACCCGATAACCTCTTTTGGGGAACGCGGGAGGACAACACGGCCGACATGGTTGCCAAGGGGCGCCAAGCTCGGGGCCGCAGGGTCACGAGCTGCAAACTGACCGAAGATGCTGTTCGGGCCATCCGGAGCGCCGCCCGCTCTGGTCAGCGTCAGGATGCGATCGCCGTTGAACACGGCATCTCACAGTCGAACGTCAGCATGATCGTCACCGGCGCCACGTGGGGGCATGTCTCGTGAGCCGCTGGGCCTTCATCCTGTCTGACCGCGAGCGTGAGCGCGTCCTGGCCTGGGTCCGGCGCGCACCCAACGGCTTCCGCGTCGAGATCAAGGAGCCGCAACGCTCCACGGACCAGAACAGCAAGCTTTGGGCCTGCCTGACGGACATCAGCATCCAGAAGCTGCACCACGGCCTGAAGCTGGAGCCCGAGGCTTGGAAGCTCCTGTTCATGGACGCCCTGAAGCGCGAGATGCGGATGGTTCCGAACCTTGACGGCAACGGCATGGTCGCGATCGGAACGTCCTCCTCTGACCTGTCCAAGGCCGAATTTGGCGACCTCCTGGAGATCATCCAGGCATGGGGCGCTGAGAACGGCGTGATCTTCCACGATCAGCAGAGCGAGGCAGCGTGATGGAAAAGCTCCCCTGCCCGTACTGCACCCGCCACTTCGCCGACCAGAACGGCTTGTGGATGCACGCCAAGGCCAAGCACGGCGGAAAGAAGGTCAAGCACCTCCGCCCAGAGCGTCCTGAAGACGAGAGCTACGCCAGCCTCTTCATCAAGGCGCAACAGGACATCGCCGCTGGAGAGCCCGTCGAGGCTTGGATCAGGGACATGCTGCCGTGAAGCCAGACCTCACCATCGTACCGGCGCGCGAGATCCCGAAGCCGACCAAGCGCCGCGAATTGACGCGCTCCGAGTTCGCCCAGCTCATCCTCAACCAAGAGGGCCGGTGCGGATGTGGATGCGGCGGCAAGCTGCAGCCCATGACCGAAGGTGTCGTGGACGAACACGTCATCCCCCTCGCCTACGGCAAGGAAGACGCCAACGACCTGAAGAACCGCGCCCTCTTCCGCAAGCCGTGCGCCGCGAAGAAGACGGCGGAGGTCGACCAGCCGGGCATCGCCAAGGCCAAGCGCAACGCGGGCGAGACCTGCAATGCAGCCGGCAAGTCCATCCCCGTCCACGTCGACCCATGGGGCAAGAACCGCCCCAACGCGCCCAAGACGAAATGGCCCAAGCGGGCCTTCTCCACCCGTAGGAGCCAACCCCAATGACTAAAGACCAAAGCGGATCGGCTCTTTCCTCTGGGGGAGAACTGTAGATGGGCGAGACGATCAACTTCCTTTGCCCAAAGTGCCTTCGCAGGGACGATCTCGCCCGGGAGAACACCGATCCGGCAAAAGCCGTTTCGGCCACTCTGGTGTGCCCGAACTGCGACGATGGCGATTTCCATTCGCCTGACTTCTTCGACGCCGAAGGTCGCCACCTGAACGAGGAAAATGGCGAGCCGTACGATTCCCCCCCTACCCCTTCCACGAGCACGGCGGATGTAGGGGGTGGGGAGTGAGCGCGCTGTTCGATCTTCCGTCGACCCTGCCCCACGCAATCGAGCGTTCACACGCCATTTTCAAGCGCGCGGTCGAGACCTTCAACCCTACCCATGTCGCTTCGATGGTGTCGGGCGGCACGGACAGCGCCGTGAGCGATGCCTTAGCCGAGGAGATGGGGATCAAGATCGACCTCCGCATCCATGGCCGGACTGGCTGCGGAATTCCCGACACGACGCAATTCTGCATCGATCACTACAGCAAGCTTGGTGAATTCGCCTTGGCAGACGCCGGCGACGCATACGAGCGGTATGTTCTCCGCAAGGGCTTCTTCGGTGTCGGGCGCCAGGCTCACAACTTCGCCTATCGAATCCTAAAGGCTGACCCCTTCAAGACGGCGATCTCGCGCAACATCCGTCACCGGCGGCGCAACATCCGCGTGCTGCTGATCAACGGCGCTCGCAAGTTCGAAAGCGAGAACCGGCGCATCAACATGCCGGAGACCCGCCTATGGCGCGGCAATATGTGGGTCAACCTGATCCACGAATGGTCGGATGCCGAGAAGGCAGAATATCTCGCCAGTCGGAAGGTCGTGGTGAACCCCGTGGCAAAGCAGATTTGCCGGTCGGGTGAATGCATGTGCGGAACGATGCAAGAGCGCTTCGACCGTATTGAGGCGTCGATCCTCTATCCCGAATGGGGTCGCTGGCTTGACGGCCTGGATGCCGAAGCCAAGCGCCTGCACGGCTTCGGTTGGGGAGAGCATCACCCCAAGCCAGTAGACCCTAACCAACTCAACATGTTCGACGACTTCCAGCCCATGTGCGGAAGCTGTCTGCGGCGAGGTGAGAAATGACGCGCGATGAGAAGCGCTGCCTGCGCAGCGTGAACAATCAGCTCATCCAGGCCCAGCAAGACATCCTGTTTGCCGCCTTGGAAGACAACATCAGCGCACAGCAGCGCGCCGATATCGTCGACAACATCCGAAGGGCCGCGGATAAGCTGGAGCGCGGCCATGACTGACGCTCTGGCCATCGTCCGCGACAAGCTGCGTCACTATCCTGACCACGGGGCAACCGACCCGGTCGTGAAGTACGTGCTCACCGGCACCGAGATGGCGATCATTCACGACGCTTTAGCTCGCATTCCCACCCCTCGCGCGGCCATCACACTGACGCCTGACACGTCCACGGACGGAAGCGCCGCAGAGCCTGTCACGCGTTCCGGGATGCCCCCTCCCTCCTTTTCCGAAGGCAACCACCCATGAGCGAGAACCTTACAGCTGAAGAGCGGAAGTTGGTCGCCGAGGCCCTGGCGATGCTGCCGGCTGGCCCGTGGACCGTGGCCAGCTCCAACAGCTTCCGGCGGATCAACGGCCCGGACGGCAAGGACGGCGGCGTCCTGCACGCCTACGCCCAGCGCAGCGACGGCCATCCTGACCTGTCCATGTCGGAACTGGTGCTGTGGGCGCTCTGCCGCGTCGTCAACGCCACGCCCGGCCTTCTCACCGCCCTTGAAGAAGCAGAGGGGCGGGCAAAGGCGAACGAGCACGACGCTCAAGTCTGGATGGCGCACGCCGAGAAGGCCGAACAGATGGCGGCGGCGAAGGACGAAGCGCTTCGCAACGCGCGCTATTCCCTGGTTCAGGCTCGGATGAACGCCCGCGACACTCCAGAGAGCGAGGAATTTACCCAGGCGATCGACGAGATCGACGCCGCCATCTCCCCCTCTAAGAGCGAGGCCGCCAATGATCTGCGCTCCTGACGATCCCGATTTCTACGACGATGACGACGGCAGCATTGGGTGCGCGAACTGCGACATGGGCTGGCGTCACGGCTGCTGCGACGACCTTTGCCGGGGCAGCACCGACGCGGCCGACTGCCATAGCGCCCGCGCCTGCCAAACCTGCAACGCGGACGGTGGCCGATGACCGCTGACCCCATCCAGGCCGCCAAGGTCTCGGAGATTTCGAAGCGAGCGGCTACCGCAGAAGCCGCTCTCGCCGAAACGCGCGGCCAGATCGCAGAACTCCGCGAGGGCCTGAACGGCTTCGCAGACGACTACCAGACCAGCGAGCACCACCACCCCGACCATGTGCTGATCCCGAAATCCACGTTCGAACGGGTCGCCGCCCTCCTGGCAAGCTCTCAACCACCAGGGGGTGGGGAGAAAGGCGTTCGTGCCGCCGATCCGCTGACCAGGGGCGAAGCGCGCCGGATCTGGAAGAGCCACGGAGGTACGGATGCGCCCGCCCTGGGGCCTGACGTGATGACGATCCCGGCCGACCAGTTCCACGACTTCGTCGGCATGATCCTGACCCGCGCTGGCGCTCTCGCCCCTCCTTCCACCAATGGAGGGGAGGCGTGACGACCTGTGACCTTCTCCCGCCCCGCTTCAACTCGCTCGACTTCAAGGGCTGCACCGGCTGCACCCGTGAACGCGGACACGACGGGCCGCACCACGACGCCGACGTTACCGGGCCGATCGCCTGGGAGGACGACTACGAGTGCGACTGCTGCTCTCTCGACGAGCAAGACCGCTGCGCCGTGTTCTGGCGCCGAAGCGAGATCGGAGGGGGAGATGCCTAAGCTGACCAAGCGGGAACACGACTGGATCGAGCGCTTCGGCCTTAACTGCTGTCGTAAGTGCGGAATCGTGCAGCGCGCCGATGGCCTGAATAATCCTTGCCCCGGACCCATCCGCGTAGAGCTTCGACAGAACAGGATCTCCGGCCGCGCCGCGCTCCAGCAGAATGGGGAAGCGGGGTGAACGCCATCTTGATCATCGCCGCAATGGTCGTGGCTGCCTTCCTGATCCCGGCACGCTTCGATCCAGCCATCCGCCTGAAAGAGCACAATGAGAAGCGCTCGGAGGACCAACCATGACCGACCACCCGATGAAGCCAGAAGACCGCGCGCTGATCGAACTCAAGCCGTGCGCCTACTGCGGACGCGACGACGACATGACCATCGGCTGCAGCGACCACGAAGAGCCGATTTGGTACGTTCAGTGCGGCTGCACTGCGGGCGTCTGTGATCAGGCCAGCGAAGCAAACGCTATCGCCGCCTGGAATCGCCGCCCCCACCCCGAAGCATTGGGTGAGGTCGAAGACCTCCGCACGGCGCTGGAAGACCTTCGCATCGAATACGGTCATGCACAGCGGGAGGCCCTCGAACTTGCCACCTGGCTGCATAAGAACTTCTATTCAGAAGTCACCGACTGGAAGCCGTTCACCGCTGCTTCGTCACTAATGACCCAGATCGACAACATGGTGGCCGGTCTTCGAAATCGCCTGGTTAAAGCCGAAGCATCTGTCCGCCGCGCCCCCGCTGTCTCAGCCGAGCGGCCGGGGCGGGAAGAGCCGGTGGCGTGGACTGGATCCGAGGCACTCGCTTTTATCAGGGCAACGAGCAATCGAGCGGGCTTCATGTGGCGAGACCGCTCGGACGCGCATCCGATTGCCCTCTATGCGGCTACTCCACCTCATGCCTTAGAAGAAACTCCGGCCGACGTGACGCGGCTGGTGCTGGCCGCTCGTGCTGTGGCCTTCCATGACGATGCCACTACCGAAGAGCTGAAAGAACTCGACGCTGCCTCGGAAGCCTTCGCTGATCGCGTTCCATGGGAAGATGAGCCTTCAGAGGCGGAGGAAGGGCGGTGAGCTACGACTACATCAAGCGCATGTACGGCGTTCATCCAGTCCCGGGCCGGATGGCTCGGCACACCGAAACCGGCGAGCTGGTGAAGATCCTTCGCGAGCGTCCGTCGCACGCCCACTACGTCCGCATCAAGCTTCCGAACGGCGCGGCTGGGTTCAGCCACCCGACGGCGCTCGACTACACCCCCTCCCCTCCAGCAGAACAAGGAGGGGAGTAGATGCTTGATCTGATCGAACGGCTGGAAAAGGCGGAGATCGGGGGCCGGGAATTGGACCACGACATTTCCGAGGCTTTTCATCCGCACCTTATAGGTTTCCGGCTTCGGAGTGGATTCGACGGGGTAAGCGTCGGATGGGCGGGGCCTGGCTGGTCGACTGCGTGGCCACCGACCTACACCACTTCCCTAGACGCCATAGTGGCGCTCATCGGGGAGAAGCTTCCGGGGTGGGACGTGGTGATCCGTATCCCGTCTAAACCCACCTTCAAGCATGTGTGCGAACTAGGGGCGCCAGACAATACCGCCGCAAGCATCACCGATCCGTGGCCGTTCCGGACTTCTGCGGGCGCATCATCGGCTCCGCTCGCGGCCTGCATCGCCCTTCTCCGCGCCATCCAAACCGAGGAGCAACGCCATGGGGGCTGAGACCCTGCCACGCGTCCGGGCGCGACCGAACCCGGAGGACTGGCCTGACGACGCGCCGATGCTTCTCGACGAGTTCATTGCGGTGTTCTATCCGCATGGCCCCTTGACCACCTCGTCTCTTCGGACGGAGATCCGCAAGGGTCGCCTCACGCCGGCAGAGATCGCCGGGAAGTTCTATATCACGCCCGCTGGTGTGCGGGCCATGTTCAAGGCCGCGCAATGCCCCGCCAAGCCAAAGGCCCCAGGCTCTACCTACGTGAGGGACGTATCGAGCCCAGCACCGGAAAGCGGCGAGATCCCGTCTGGGTCATCCGCGATGGATCGCGTGAAGTTAGCACAGGCCTCCCTCGCGAACAGCTTGACGACGCTGGGAAGCGGCTCGCCGAGTACATCGCCCAGAAGTGGGCGCCGGTCGCAGGTGGTTCACCTTCCGACCCGACGAACGTCCTAGTCGCCGAAGTCCTGGCGCTCTACGCTAAGGAGCGCGCGCCAGACCTATCCGACCCGAAAAGCGCCAAGGGCTGGCTGACAAACCTCGGGGCATGGTGGGGCGACAAGACAGTTGCCGACGTGAAGCGGTCAAGCTGCCAAGCCTACGCCGCCTGGCGCACCGCCCAGCGCATCGCCTCGGGCAACGGCACGAGCAAGCGCATGGTCTCTATGCAAACCGCGCGCCGTGAGCTGGAGACGCTTTCCGGGGCGATCGGCCATTGGCATGAGGAGCACACCTTGACGGCGCGGCCGAAGGTCTGGCTTCCCGCCAAGCCTGAGAGCCCGCGCGACGCCCTGACGAGATCCCAGGCTGCAGCCCTACTCTGGTCCTCCATGGGCCGCAAGAAGCGCCAGGACGGCCGATGGGAGCCCGCAACGCCCCAGGTGCGAGCCCAGCGCCTCCACCTCCGCCGCTACGCCCTGATAGGTCTCTACACCGGCACGCGAGCCAAGGTCATCACGTCCCTGCTCTGGTCAGAGACGCCCAAGCAAGCCTGGGTCGACCTCGACAAGGGGATGATCTACCGGCGCGGCAAGGAGGAGAAGGAAAAGGCCACCAAGCGCCGTCCCGTCGTCCGCATCCCTGCTAGGCTGCTGGCGCACATGCGGCGCTGGCGTGAGATAGACCGGTGCAAAGAGGCCACGCTTCGTCGCGAGAACCCGGAGGCCAGGATCAACGCCGTCCTGCACTACGGCGGCCAGCCGATCGTCACCGACGTCCGCAACGGATTCGCCTCAATGGTCGCCGACGCGGGCCTTCCGCCGGCCGTGACGCCGCACTGGCTACGCCACACCGCCGCAACGTGGCTCATGGAAGGCGGGGCCGACATCTGGGATGCCGCCGCTTACCTCGGCATGACTGCCGCGACCCTGGAGGCCCATTACGGCCATCACAGGCCAGATCATCAGCGTGCGGCGCGGAGGGCTATTGCGCGGGGTTAGGCTGAGCTTTCGTCCAGCGCACCGGCCTGGCGAGCCGCATCGACAATCCCTGCCATGTAGGCGGCGGCTAGGAGGTCGCTCAGCGGGCGTTCAAGGGGCCGGGGCGGTAGCACGCTAGCGACGCGGAGCTTGATGCGCTCCAAGGTCTGGCGATCGACCGGAACGCCAGCCAGCACCTTGGGGACGCCTCGGGGATTAACGCGCGTCATGACGCGAACAGACTGGCGATGTGCCGAGCCTTGTCCCGTGCACGGTCGCAACGCCAAGCGGCGTCTGACGCTTTCTCGGCGCCCAATTGGCGGACCTTCTCGAACGACACTGGATCGATAATCCGTGCGGCAAGTTCGATGCGCTCATCATCTGTGGCGGGACGCATGGAGCAATGCAGCGCCCATGCGTCGGCGTTAAGGGCGTCAAGGTCGGGCTCGCGCCACTCGTAGGGCATCTACCAGCCCTCCCGCGCCCATTCGGCTCGGCTTTCGGCGCGAGCCTCCTCGGCATATGCTGCGTTGTCTGCCTCTTCCTCGCAGGCCGACGCCAGAAGGTCGTCCTCGTTCAGCGCAGCGATGATGGTGTCGGCGATTTGCTGATCGGTCATGTAGCCGAAGGCGAAGGCCTTGCCCCAGCCCTCGGTGAGACCTTCGACAGCCAGGACCTTGATGTCCTCGACCTCGCTATCCGAGCCGGGATCGTAAAGGCGCGGGTCCATCATGTAGTAGGTCGGAGTTGGGGCCGATCCCCAGGCAACCGAGAACTCGACCTTGACGTCGAACTCGGCGCCCTCGGCTTGGCCGCCGCTTTCCAGCGCGACCGTCGTCTCAAAGGTATAGCGCTTAGGCATCGTGTGGTCCCCTGCGGCCCCTTGCCGCTTCAATGACTACAGTGGTACCATAGTTTATGGAAACCGTGCAACCACAAAAGAAACGTGGCCCTAAGCCCACCGGCAAGGGCGTGCCAATTCAGGTTCGCGTGCAGCCTGATCAGCTCGCCAAGATCGACGCGTGGGCGGCTCGGCAAGGCGTTACACGCCCCAAGGCCATAAAGGCCATGATCGACGCGCTTGATCGCTTGGGCGGCCTAGACTGACGTTTCCGGGGCGAAATCTGGGGCGTAAATCTGGGGCGAAGACGGAAACCCCTGTAAAATATGGTGGGCAGTGAGGGGATCGAACCCCCGACCCTCTCGGTGTAAACGAAGGTTTGCACTGTCCGCCCCTTACGAACCGGGGCTTTTTCCCAGCAGGACGGGCATTTTCAGGCGATCGTGTTCGCGTTTGGTTGCGATCAATCTGGGGCGAAACTGGGGCGTGACCCGTTTTCCGCGGCGTCGCATATAGGAGACGTGTCCGACGCCCTCACCCCCTCCGACTGCACCCGCGAAGGCCATAGCGTCTATATCTGGTGCGTGAACCGATGCCCTGGGCGTGAGCTGGATTGCTCAAGGCCTGGACCGTGGAGGGAGCGGACGCTTCAGGATCTCGCCGAAAGCGGGGCGTTTCGGTGCTCTCGCTGCGGAGCGCCGGCCGGTTTTGTCTCGGTCTCAGCACATCTAGTGAGAGATGCGGTATGGACTTGGAGGAAGTGAGGGGCGGCCCCTGGCGCCTGTCCCACGCCCGTGAAGGGCGCTGCCAGCCCGAAGGCCAACTCGGCGTTATTCCAGCGCTTGCCGCCCCGTACGCGGTACTGATGCTGCGGGCCAGAGGCGCTTGAACACCCCCGACTCCACCACCTATTCGTCGTAGGGGCCAAATCCTTGGCGGGAAACCCCTTCGACTTAACTCACAACTGGCCGCCGGGGTATTGCACCTGCACTGGCCGGAGTCGAACCGATCAGTTCGGGGACTTGAACCCCTCTTCACCCGACGCAGCGAACCGTCGCCGAGCCTTGTTTATACCCTACTCCCTCATGGAAGGGAACAGGAATGAGAACGAGCGGACTCAGGTCTACCAGCCGACCTTGTAGACCTTCAGACCAGCAGCCTTGGCTTGGGCGACCATGTTGCGGGTTCCGACTTCGCCAGGGAACGCCACGACGCCCGCAATGGGCTGGTTGAACTCTATCATCCACCCGTTGCGGATCGGGCCGCCTGCCTTGCCCATCGTGTCGAACCACGCCTCCATGCCAATGCAGGGCTTGCGGCGAAGGCGGCACCATTTCTTGGCCAGCTTGTCAGCGCCACCCAGCGGGCACTCGCCCTGGATCACGACGTCTGGGTTGATGCGATCCAGCGTGGCAAAGACCGTCGCCTCGTCGTCGTAGTCGCGACCTCCGGTTACGATGACCTTGCGTATCATGCAGTCTTGATAAAATCTGGGTCCACGCCAATCAGCTTGGCGACGCGGTCGCGCTCACGGTTCAACGCGCCTATCCACGCCATGCCCTCGCGCTTGGTAGTTCCTTGGCTTATCGCACGCGTCAGAGAGACGTGATCACCCTGGACTTCAGCTATCAGGACGAAGGCTCGCTTTCCAGCGACCTCGACCATCATGCGAGCGGTTTCCGCCTCTTGTTCTAGGTTGGTCATATCATCTCCCCCTCAGGGCTTGGTACGCTGGCGCTCTCTGCGCTTGAGGTGAAGTTCGATCGCCTCGCGGATGAACCCCAGGCTCTTCTCCCCCGGATTTAGCGCGGCCTTGATCCTGTCCTTCGTGCCCTTCGGCAGGAGGAGGTTCAGGTTCTCGCCGATGAACTGCTTGGGCGCCATGGGGCGCGGTTTAGGCTGTACATCGATCCAGGTCAAATCGCGCTCCAACTATGTACATTTGTCGTTGACATTGAATGTACATTCTTTAGGTTGGATCGGCAAGCGGCGTTCGGCCGCCAGGGAGAGCAAGATGATCAACTTCAAGTCCACGCCGGCCGACGCGGCCATCATCAGCAAGCTGGCCATTCGCGCTCGCGCCTTGGAGACTGAGAACGGCGGCCAGCCGCGCGATCAGATGGACTGGGTCATGGACTTCACGGCGACGCACCTGAACGGCAACCCGCTGGATCTGGAGAAGCTTCTGAGGGCCGACGACTTCAATTTCATGCACGACGCCTTCGGCATCTGCCGTCACCTCGACCGCGAGACCGGCGCCCTGGGCGACTTCTTCTCGCCGCGCTGCTCACAGCCGGAAGCTGTCGCCGCCTGATCCAGGAGAGAACAATGCGTGTCCAATGGTCCCGCCCATGCGGTTACCCGAGCGAAATGAGCTGGGTGAGCACAGGTCCCGACATCCAATATGAGGGTGTCGTGGTTGGGTTTGTGCCCGCCCCAAAGGCAATCGTCCATGTTGACGATTTCTTGGTCGAGGTAGGGATCGAAGACCTCAAGGTCATGCCGGAGCTCCTCACTGAGGAAGCCTAACAACAACCAACCAACAAGGCGGCTTCGGGCCGCGCGGAGGGTGAGATGCATAGCGGACCAAAATCAGGACATTGGGATGCGCTTAAACCGATCCGCTATCGCATCCGAGACGGGGTCAAGCCGTATGCGGGTCGCCTCCTCTATCCTGAGCACGAGGAGGAGGACCAAGTCGGCGGACGCATTAAGGGCGTCACTGCGGAGCGTTGGTATCGACGCGAAGAGCTGGAGCGTCTGATCTAGCCCTTCGCGAGACGGCGCGGCGCTCGTCGCCCCTAACCAACCCCAACACAGCGGCTCTTGCCGTAGGAGATGAGCACATGAAGACCTTCACCCTGGCGCGAGCCTATGATCGTGACACCGGCAACCGCTACCTGATCGACGGGCACGAGGTCGGCCGGTCGAACTACGAGGAGCACGGCTCGGACGGTATGTCTCTGGCCGACGATCTCTTCGTCAGCATCGCCCGCGCCATCGGCGGGAACGTCGAGGTGACGGACGTTCCGAACCACGACGACGCCTAGTCCAACATCATCAGCGGATAAGCCGCTAGGAGGGAAGACCCATGGAAAGCCATACCTGCGACCTGTGCGGCGAGGACAACGAGCGACTAGTCCACGTCGCTGGCGTCGGCATGATCTGCGAGGCCTGCGAGCGCCGAGAGTTCGGCCCGTTCGACGACGAAGACGCTTAACCCCCTCCCCTTCAACGGGGATGCACTAGGAGATGATGATGAGCGAGACCGTGAAGTACCTAAACGGAAGGATACCGGTTCGCGTTCTCGGGTCCGACTACTTGGTGTTCCTGGTCGAGCGCGTCGATGGCAAGCCGCTCGATGACTACGGACTTCGCAAGCGCGACTGGATTTCCAAGGGCGCTATCCATGACGAACCAGCCTAACCACCACCACTAGCCGTAGGGGCTGAGAAGATGACGAAAGCGCAGGTTCTTAAGCGCCTGGATGTGCTGCTGAAGCGCCAACGCTCGGACGCTATCACGGAACGCAATCGAAGCACCGGCCCGCGCATACTGTGGGCGCAGGACCACGAGAAGAACGCAGAGGCCCTTGAGGTCGCCATTAAGCTTCTTCAGGCTGCCCCATGACCGCCACCATCTACTTCCGCGACCAGCTAGAAGCCGACTTCTTCGCTATGCGCGTGAACGGCGACGTGACCCCAGTTCAAGGGGATTTCCCATGGGCTGTTACGTTTAGACCAGAAGAGGTGATGTGATGAACGGATCTGAAGACCTCCCGGAACGCTTGACAGACCAGTGCGGCTCGCGTGACGGCATCAACCACGATGCGACGGCTGCGCTCGCGAAAGGCGACTCTGCAATAGAGTCACTATAGTACCTTGATAGTAAAATGGCGTTGTGATTCAATATCTTCGCGCAATCCTTGGCTCCCGAGGTCGTCATGAAACAGTCGATATTCGATATAGGCCATGCCGGCTTCGGATTTGCTCTGGATAAGGATGTGGCAGGCCGGGAAGATCAAGGTTTACCTTGTGACTCGACCAGCGCCACTTTCAATGCGCACCACTCCTGGCCTGTTGCTGTTGCTGGTGATGTGAAGGAGGGAGGGGTCGACCTGAAGTTTGCCGACCGATGGACCGACCTCTCCTCTCCCGGCTTCGATTACCTAGCACCGTTATGCCGACAACCATTATGGGTCTTGGAGATGCTTGAGCAGTTCATGGATCGCATCGAAGGTGATGGCGGAACAACGATATGACCATCACATCGCTATACGGCACGGCCGAAGGTGTACCGGTAAGGAGACTTCTCACCGACGCCGTAGCGCAGTCGTCAGAGGTGTTCGAGGTCGCTAACGGCACGCCGCCCACCGCCGTAGTTTACGTCCTTATGGACGATGCTGGCACATTCCGGGTGGGTTGGGAGACTAACTCGTCCAGCCTTCCCGGCGCCGCTGCGCTTGGGATCGCAGTGCGTGGCCTACTATCGGAGCCGAGACCGTGAAGCCAAACCCGTACATGACGGTGCGGGCCTTCCTTATCTTCGCCACGCTTTACCCCGCCGGGGTTTGGGCGGTGACGGCGGTTCTCAGCGCATGGTGTGTCCGCCACGGCGGTTATCCGGGCGATCCGCGCTCTGGGATCATCGTGGGCCTGATCATCGACTTGATAGTTCTCATGTACCACATCCCCTTTTGGCTGGAGCTATGGCCAGATGACAATTCTCGATAAGCTAGTAATGGCTTTTGTGTGTATCTATGCGGTGGGGCTTTGGGTCTACCTCGGATATTTAATCTTCAAGCCGCGCTAATGGCCGCTCCGCGCATTGAAATGGCCGGTAAAGTCTTCGGCAGACTAACCGTTGAGCGAGACGAGGGGCAAACGCTAAGTGGGCGTCCGACATGGCGCTGCGCCTGCGACTGTGGCGGCAGCGTTCTGGTCGATGGTCGCGAGCTGAGACGCGGTCACGTCAGGAGCTGCGGATGCTTGCGGCGCGACGCCATGGCTAAGGTTGGGCGGCGTACTTGGCGCCAAAATCACCGGCATATCGACGTTGGCTGCTATCAAGGGGAGATCTAGCATGAGCGAAGAAGAAAACAGGCGCGACGATGGCGCCCAGAAGCTGACGAAGGCACAACGGGCGTTCATGGCCGATCTGGTCGAGGACTGCGGCGAAGAGGCGACGGTCGAGTGTCACCCCCACGAATGGCGCACGGCGAATTCGTTGGCGGCGCGCGGTCTTTGCCGCATCCTGGGGGAGCGCAGCTTCAGCGGCCACTTTGAGGCCATGGCGACCCCTGCCGGCCGCTCTGCAATAGGTGAACCGTAGCCCCCCTCCTGAGAGACGACGGGCTGGAAAGGAGATAGCCGTGAGTGAGAGTATCTTTGAGCCGGCCGTCAGCGAGAGCGCCAGAGAAAAGGCCGAGGCTGAGTTCGCCTACCTACCGGATGACGTCCGGTTGCGCGTCGCTCAGATATTCACGGCCATGGAGTCGGTGCGGGATCTATTTCAGTATCCTGAGCAGTGGACAACGTTTGAAGCCGCAAAGGCGTCCCTCACGGCCATAGAGGCCCAACGGCGACGCCCGCTGTCCAACGAAGAGATCGCTGAGCACCACGAGGCATATCGCAGAGCAATGGAGCCGTGGACAAAGATGCTTGTCGACGTCCTCAACTTCTATCCGCGTCCGATCATTATGCCTGCTACTGGCATCTAGAACGACGAAAGGCCCGGCCGCCGAAGCGAACCGGGCCTTGGTGTAGGCTCTAGTCGGTTAGGCGAGCCGATACGGTGAACCACATAATCTGCTGATATGCGCTAGACCGTATGAGTGGGTTGGCCCCGGAGGGCTATCGTCGAGACCATGGAAGGCGCCAGCGTTTGGGCTTGGTGATTTCCCCATAGGTGTCGATGAGACCCACCAGAGCCGCGCGCTTGGTATCGCAGGACGATACGGCGGCCTCTTGGCGGATGACGAGCGAGCCGAGGTCTCCGACCGTAGCGAGATTGCCGACCTCCGTTCTATCGCATGGCGCCCGAAGCGTCGGCGGAACGGTCAGGATCGCTTGGCGCGGTAGGCTGGCGCAACCGCTCGACGCCGCCACGGACAGCAGCAGAAACGGCAGGATCGAGCGCGGCGTCAGAGCCTTGGGCTTGCTGGACATGGGCGATGGCCTCCTGTGAGACTTGGCGAATGACGACCTCCGAGCGGATGACCTTCTCGACGGCCTCCGTCTTGGCGGCTTCGACGTGGGCTTGCTGGGTGGCGACCGTGGCCTTTTGCTCGGCGTGCTTGCGCCGGCCGAATGGATCGAACGACCACAGCCCCCAGGCGATAAGCGCGGCGGCGATCACCGCGCCGATGGTGATGAGGGCGGCGCGGGTCATTGGAACGCCCCCAGCGCCACAGCCACGAACGCCAAGACGCAAAGCGCCAGAACGGCGAGAACGGACACGGCGGATTTCTCTTCGTGGGTCATGACCGCACCCCCAGGCGCATTGCCTTAGCCAGGCGCTGAGCACGCGAGCCGACTTGGGAGGCCCAAGCGCTCGCCAGCATCCCAGCCGTCGCAGCCTCGTAGTCACCGCGGCGAACGGCGGCCAAGGTATTGACGAAGGCGCGGAGCCCCCTGCCCTTCGCCCCAGCCTTGGCCGGCGGATAGCCGACGCCCATGTTGAACGCCATCTCGTACAGGACATCGCGGCGGACAGGATCAAGGCGCGCGATCCACGGCTCCTTGGCGATCAGTTCCTCGATGTGGCGATCGAGGTCCATGAGCAGGACAGCCTTGGCCCTCTCTTCCGTCCAGGTCAGGCCCGGATGAACCTCAGGCCCGGTGTGTCCGCAGCCGATCGTCCACGGCGAACCGTCCAGGGCCTGCCAGCCGGACAGCTTGCGATAGGCCCGGGTGAAGTCGATCTTGGCCTTGACGCAGGCTTGGGCGAGCGGCGACAGAGGATCCGGATAGGCTTCCAGCCGCAAGCCTTCGCCCAGCGCGGTGCTGGCGACAAGTTCTGGCGATGCCATGGGCTCGCTCCTCTCGATGTGGTGGGGTGCTAGGCGGCAGCCAGCATCGCGGCCGATACCGTGTAGCGCTCGACCTCGCCGAACTCGGCGTGATAGGCGACCGCGCGCGTATCCCTCAGGGCGCGATAGCCCTTTGAGGCGTGGTAGGGATCCTTCGGCGCTAGGGTGCGAAGGCTCTCGACGCGCACGCCCTGGACCTCCTTGACCACGTCATGATGGATATGACCGGTCGTGATGTACCGGAAACTCGTCGCGCCCCAATCCTCCGGCCGGTCGACGGCCATGAGAAGCGGCAAGGCGTCCATCTTGACTTTATCGCCATGGTGAGCGCCCAGCAGGTTCTTGCCGAAGCGCAGATAGCGGAACACGGCGGGGCTCAAGTCGATGACGACGCGCGGCTCGCGCTCGAAGTAGAAGCCCAGTGCGATCTTGATGGCCTCGGCCGCGTCCTCGTCGTGATTGCCGCGAAGAAACCAGACGTGGACCGTCTTGTGATGCTCTAGCGCACGCTCAATGACGTATTGCCAGGCGCGAGCGCACCGCAACAGGGCATACGCGAACCCGCGCTTGTCGACGTCCAAACGGTTCTTATGTCCTGGCGTAAGGGCGGAACTGTCGTTGGCGTGCATGGCGTCGCCGATGACTTCGACGATGCAGGTTTCGGTTGGCGGCGCGACGGCGATCAACCGGTCAATCCCGGCGCGGGTCAAGCGGTCAGCCTCGTCAATGTCGAACTCGTCGCCGCCAGCCTCAGGTCCCGACGCCATGCCAAAGTGCGGATCACCGAACTTGTAGGCGACGAGCATGTCGCTCATGAGGTGGCGCGGAGCCGGGATCAGTGGCGATTTGCCCCGTATAGGCTCGCACAGCTCGGCGACGAACTTGCGGATGGCCTCTAGCGCCTCTCCTTGTTCCGGATGCTGGCGCTCCCATACCCGCTCGACGCCGCCCGGCCCGCGCTGCACGGTGACCTTGCCCATCTTGTAGCCCGGCGCCACGCCATCGTTGAAGTGCCCAGGCGCGTGACCGGCGGCGGCCAGCTTCTTCCTCGCCGCATGATATTGCTCATGGACAGCGTTGTTGGCGACGCCGAGCGCTCTAGCGGCGGCTTGCTGGCTACCGTGCTTGTCGATGGCCTGCAGGACTTCCCACTGCCGAGCCGTCAGGTGTTCTTGGTTCTCGGGGAGCAACAGGCCCTTGACGTCGGTTGGGATGCTCATTCGCCGCTTCCCCGCTGTCGCCCGACATTGAACGCCATCACGCCGCCATAGGCCGCCCAGGACAGCGCCATGACGACGGAGAGCCATTCAGGCAGCTTCCCGGTCGCGATCCACCACAGACCGGCCAGGGCCGTCGGGAGAAGGGCTGCGTCGATCGCCCAGAGCACCACCTTTGGCGCTTGAGGCCAGCCCAGGGCATGAGAGCCCAGCAGCCGGGCCCGGATGTGGAAGGCGTAGGCCGCCGCGATCAGCCCGCCCCCACCGAGGATGGAGATCAGGGTCACGGATTGGCCTCCGTCGACTTGCCCAGCATCTTCTCGGCCTTGGCCAGGACGGCGGGGCCAAGGTGGATGATGACCACGGCGAGGAACACGCCGGCCACGGTGTCGGAGGTATGGGGATTCACGCCCAGGAACTTCTCGACCAGGCCGTTGAAGAAGGCCGCCGCCCACCCGCTAGCCAGGACGCCCAGGAGCGCCCCCATGGCCGTCGAGGCGATGGCGTTGCCCAGGGCGAGCATCTTGCGCTCCCTGGTCGGCGGAGGCTCGCTGAACCACACCGCCAGAAGGCGGGGAAGGCCCCAGAGCAGGACGAAGCCCGCGGCCATTGCCGCCCCGAGGATCCTAGACCGATCCATCAGGAACACCCGCGCGCATGTAGCGTTACCGAGAACGAGGCGCCCATCGCCACTCCCTTCATTGACTCTAGCTCTGCTGTGGAGGAGGAACGCGGCGCCTGATCAGGCTCTCGCCGGCCCATCCGGTGGGAAGGGCTCGGGCGGTGCGGCAAACACCGTCCGAGCCTGATGGTCAGCCGCGGTTGGTAGGGCAGCGGATTGGGCCGTTAACCGTGAGTGAGGGGTGCCGGAGGATTTCACCCCGGCGCGGCCTAGGCCTCTGATGCGGTTACACCCCGCACCTAGTGGTCACCGAACCGCCTCGGGACTGGCCTACTAGGGGAAGTCCGGTTGCCCCATCTCGAGGAGCTTCCATCAACCCTCCCCGTTCGCACGGGATGACTGCCTCGGACCGACTACGACGGTCAGCACTGCTCGGGTACGGCGCTCGCGCGCGGCAGTGGCGAGGAAGCGCTAGAGATAAACGGCACATTAAAACCCGTCAATACTCGGCGCCGTCTATTTACGCCTGCCCGCTATGGTGAAGCCCTCGAACAGGGAGGGCGACATGGGCCGGCCGCGCCTCGACTACATCCGCACGCATGTGAGCATCGACGCCAAAGCGCTGGCCCGCCTGGACGCGATCGTGGGCGAGAAGGGCCGCGCCGCCTTCATCCGCATGGCTCTCGACCAAGCCCTCGACACCGCCGAGGCGGCCCAGAAAATGACGGTGAAGGGCGGGCGCAAGCCGGAGTAAACGGCCCAATCCTTTGAAGCGGGGGTGATGGGGGTTAGCCCACCTTCCAAGCGTCGAGCTGATCGTCCATGTAGGCGACCTCTGGGAAGCTCGGATTGCCGAACACCCAGTAGTGCTTGCCGATCGTGGCGCGGAGCGACGGCGAGGCCGTGAAGTAGGCCCCAAGCAACAGGCGCCCCGACGACGCGACCTCAGACGCAATCATGATCGGGCCCATGACGGCGGTGACGATGGTCGGCGTCACATCGACCTCATCGACGAACAGTTGCAGCGTCTGCCCCTGCTTTCGCAGCCGGATCTTGTGGACGTTGCCGTTGACGATGAGACCCGTCGCCGACGTGACCGAAGTGGCGGCCCGGTTGGCCGCATTCAGGTAATCGATCTTCAGCGCGCCAGTCTGGTTGTTGACCGAGAGCGCAAGCGCCGGAACCGTCCCTGACTTGCCGAGGCAGAAAAGATAGCCTGCAGTCTGCGCCGTAGGCGACGACGGAAACGCCACAACGCCCTCCCAGGTAAAGTCCTGGGTGACGTCCGCCGTGACCGCGGAAGACAGCAGCGGGCCTTGCATGTACTGCGCGCCCGAGAACTGCATCCCCTTCGAATTGGTCGCGCCCGGAAAAGTGACCTGCGTGGGACGCGGCGTGCCTGAGGCGGTGAAGCCGTTGCCGCTGCCGCGATCGTCGTTGATCGCAGAATAAAGGCCGCCCGAAACGGTGTAGTAGGCGGAAAGGGTCGGGTCGACCTCAGCCCAACGACCAGCGACGTCGGTGATCGTGCCGGCGGCCGTCAGGTTGATGGTGACGCTCTGGGTACCGTATCCCGGCCCGTTGCCATAGGTGATGTTGAACGTCCGCGACGCGCCGGACGCATAGGCCAGCTGGGTTCCGTCCGTGACATAGACGGCGCCCAGGTCGGTGATGCCGAGACCCGCCGCCTGCGACTGGCCGGATGGCAGGGCGTAGGTCACGGTCGGGCTCGGCGTGTTGCTGGGCGCGACCGTGTAGAGCACGGACCCGTTGCCGAGCTGCTCGCCGACCGTGGCCGTGAGAGCGCCATAGGTGGGCGCTGTACGGCTTACCGCGCCCAGATAGGCTTGGGCGCAGCGCTTGCCGAAGGTCACCATGCCGGGACCGGTGTAGTGGATGTTGTCGCCGGTGTAGAGCGGCAGGTCGTCCGTCTCGACCAGATAGGCGACGGCGGTTTCATTGACCGCCCTGGCCTGCCCCATGCGGACATTTCGGCGGCCGAGAACGGCGGCGGGCTGAGGATCGTTCACGCGGCCCACGATGAACGGCAGGTCCGCTGCGAGACCCCAACCAGTGGATGGGTCACGGGCGGCCACGATGAAGGCCTTGAGGTTGTCGCCGTAGTCCTGCGACACCGGCACGTCACCCGCGCCGGCCTCGGCTTCGCCCTGCATCCAGATATCGAGCTTGAGGGCCGTGCTGACGTTAACCGACGCTGGGAGGGCAGCGAGGGCAGCGGCGGTGCGGCTCTTGGCGGTGGCGAAGTATTTGGCCGCCGTCGCCGGAGCCCAGTCACCCGGCGAGCCCGAAAGCAGACCGTAGATCGAGACCGCGCCAAGCTGTGAGCCGCCTTGCGTGGTCGAGATGATGTAGATCGGCGAGTTCGGATAGCGCGCCCGAAGCTCCAGCGCCGCCCCGGCTTCCGGCCCGAAGGTCTGTTGCGAGCCCGGACGGGTCAGGACGTTGGAGTTGACCCCGGCCTGGTATTGCGCCCAGCCCATGACCACGCCGCCGGACGTGGCGATATCGCGCCAGATATAGACATTGCTCATCGCCGCCGAGACCTCGGCCGGTACGGCCGAGGTGGTCGTTCCCGTCCCCTCGGCGTTGCTCTGGCCATTGACCGTCACGATGATCGGCGCCCCCCCACCCTTTCCAGGGGTGAGGCCGAGGCGGCCCTTGCGGCCACCAATGGGATAGATCGCGGGATTTGCCGGTGAAGGCGCGTTGACGCCGTCCCGGCCTGGCGTCTCGCCGGGGTAGAAGATCTTGGGCATGGGACGGCGCCTCCGGTTAGGCGTTCGCGAAGTTGAGGTTCACCGCGCCGGACGTGACCATCTGGAAATAGCCGCGGGCGGCTGGCGCCAGATCCGCCGCTACGGCGTCGCGACCGAACGCGAACGTCACCGTCGAACTGTCCGTGGTGATCGCCACCATCTTGGTGCGGTTGTCAGTCGTCAGGGTCGCGGTGCTGCTGAGCGTGGTCGACTTGTTGGCCGGATAGACCGCATCGCCGGTCAGCGGGTCACGATGGAAGAATTCACGGACGATAGTGGTCATGGCGACCTCCTTCTCTGGGAAAAGCCGCGTCATCTCGACGGGGCGTATGGGAAGGGCCCGGCCTAAGCCGAGCCCTTCATGTAAAACTACCTGCCTTGCCAGAACAAACCAGGGCTCGCCGGTGCTTGCCACGACTTGCCTCGCCTGCCTTGTTTCGGACCCTTAGGCGGTCCGAGCCTGATCAATCGCCGCAAAGACCTTGGCGAACTCGGTCAGCTCTGCATGACGTTCCCGCCACGCCTCCAGATCGCGCCATGCCCGGTCTAGGACTTGGCGGCGAAGTTCTTGATCGGACAGGGCGTGGGCGGTGCTGGTGTAGCTCCGCTCGCCCTCTCGCTCGACGCTGACGAAGGCCCGCATAGGCTTTGGCTCTTCGATGTTGGACCGCGAGACGTCTACGGTGATGAAACGGATGAGCTCGCTGGCCTGGGCCAGACGATGCTCTTCCGCCGCCACCGCATCGTCCCATTCGAAGTGATCGTGCGTCGCGGCGTTCGACGAGCGCGCCCTTTCGAGGAGCGCCGCCGGGGTGAGCGCGCCGCCGTTCTGGCGCCGCACATCCTCCATTTCACGCCCGGCCTTGTCGGCATCGATCTTGACGCGCGATCCTGGTCGCCAACCGTAGCGGACGGCCATCAGGCGCCCTCCCCAGCCCTGGCGACGTGGAACCGCCCGTTGGGGCCATCCCGTTCGGGCCGCCACTCGCCGACGCCGACCGCGAAGCCGGCCGTTTCGAAGAGGTTCACGACCTGCTCCGCCGACATCAGGCCAGCGTTGAACTTGACCAGCAGGTCGACCGACCAGACTGACCACTCGCCGCGATAGCGGAGATCGGCCGCGCCCATGCCGACCCTGACAACGTCCTCGCGCATGGAGGGCGGTTCGGGGCTGTTGATCTCCACGAACTCGCCTTCAACGTGGAAGGCTTGGCGGGCGGCGACCTTGGTGACGCCACCGATGGAAGTGCAGGCCGTCACCGCAGCCGCCTTGAAGGCGATGGCTGGGAATCCGAAGCGCGCGGCCTCGACGTCAGCCTCGGTCGGCTTCTCCGGCCGATCGCTCAGCCAGTACATCGAGCCGCAGAAGTCGGCCCAAGGGTCCTTGGCCTCGCGGCCGGTCGTGGCCTTCTTCTGCTGCTTGTCGGCCATCTGCTTGAGGGCCTTGGGGCTCCAGGCATGGACGATCAGCGGGCTATCGCCGATCAGGGTGACCTTCATGGTCTGGATGTTCAGCGGCGGCAGTTCGATGCCGCCCGTTTGCTTTGCGGCGGCCATCAGCGAGCAGCCGCCTTCAGGGTGAAGTACATGCAGTCCGCAGCGGCCTTTACCGCCGCCTGGCGTTCGGCGTTGCCGGCGGCGCGATCGTACATTTTTTGCATCCTGGCTTGGAGCGCGAGCTTGGCACGGTCCGTGAGACCGGTGACCAAGCATGCGATCAGAACGCCGTGGATTTCGGAATGAGTAGGCTCGCGCGCCTCGGAGCGCTTCTGCTCGTTCTCGCGCTTTAGCCGCTCCAGCGGCAGATACGTGATGCCGTTTTTCCGGCAGTAGTAACGGTGCAGACGCGGTTGCTTGACGGGTTCGCTGGCGGCGCGTGCAAGATGCACAACGGGCGTGGTATAGGCTTCAGCAGCCTGGGACATCGGAACTCATCCTTCCGTTCTTGGGTCAGGATCGGAGCTTGGGTTGCCGCCCTTGCTCCGATCTGCATTTAGGGATATCCCTATTGCATGACCTCGTCAATATCGGATATCCCGAAAAGAAGGGGCCGCCCCTCCGCTGGCGGCAGGAAGCCCGGCCTTATGGTTCGCCTTGGTAAGGCTGAGCTGGCCGCCCTCGACACGATGGTGGCCGAAGCCAAGGCCAGCACCGCCAACCCCGAGGAGATCAGCCGCCCCGAGGCCCTGCGCCGTGCGGCGCGCGAGGGCTTGGTGAAGATGGGTCTCCTCAAACCGTAGGTTTGTGGCATAGTCCCCCGCCATGGGGCTGAAACTTCTACGTGTCGTCGCGCTTGGCGCTTGCGGACTACTTCTATCCTGCGATCGTCCAGCAGAGTGGTCTGCGCTGGTCTATCGCGATCGTGCAGACCTTGATCATCCCGAGTTCGTAGGGAACTACGGTACTTTTGAGGAGTGCCAGGCGCAGGCCATCAATCGCCTGCGCCAGTATGAAGAACCCGATGCGGGAGACTTCATCTGTGGCTTTAAGTGCCGCACCCGTGAGGACTTCGGAGGCCTCATGATCTGCAAGGACAAGCGGAAGTGAGAAAGCGAGACCTCCGAAGAATGCGAGGAGATTACATCGTTCGTCACGGGGAGGACGAGTTTGATGTCATCTATCGCACATCCGAATGGGTGTTTGGCCTGTTCGTGTTCTGGACCGCCGCAGTACGCGGTGGGCGTTGGGTTGGCCGTACTATCGGACGGGCATGGCGCCTTGCTGTTGCACCGTCGCGCCTTGCGCTCCCGCCGCCCTTGCTAGCTTTGCCGCCACCTCGCGGCGAAGAGCGTTTACCGCCTCTGTAGCGGGAGCGCTTGTGAGCGCTTGGTCGATGGCCTCCAGCTCCGCTCGGCTTGTCCCTCCGGTCGACACGATCCGAAGTAGGTCGTCAACATTGCCCCTGGTCATGGCATCGGCGATGGTTTTGGATACTGCGCCGGCAACCGTTGGAACACCGAGGGCCGGGTTTGCCATTGTCCCGCCAATGCTCAGTGCGGTCATCAGGCCATTCCCCTGAGGCGACAACTTTCCAACCGTGCGCAGTGTATTCTGCACACGTCCACCTCCCAGGATGACCTTGTCGAACGCGGCCTTTTCCTCGGCGGTGAGATTGGGCGTTTTCTCCAAAAGGGTGCGCAGCTTTTGCCTGATCGCATTGTCGACGTTGCCGCCCGAGCCAGTTGATCCGGCTTGACGCTTGGCCTTTTCAACCGCTTCTGTCACCCCCTCAGTCTTGCGGTATCGAGCGTTCAGATCACGCGCTGTTGCCATAAGTCCGGCCGCATCGCTAGCCGATCCAGCCGAAACCGCTTCCGGTCCTGCCCCTTCGATGAATTGGTCAATCTGGTCGATCATCCGTCGGCCGAAGAACTTTTCGGCGGGATCCGACGAGCTGGCGACGTCGCGCCGGATAACCTGACGCAGCTGGTCGATTTCGGTGAGCGTCGGCGACGATCCCGCGAGATTTTGAAGGTCGCTTACCATTGAAGCAGCCTTGGGGTGCCGCATTGGGCTAAGGTTGTTGCCGACGGCGTCTTTGGTGATGTTGTCTACCAGGCCAGCAAACGCGTCCGGCTTATACGTTACACCAGCGTTCTCGACGGCCTTATAGGCAGCACCCTTGGCCGCCTTCAGGTCTTCCACCGGAATGGCCCTCGGCTTGACCGCCCCGGCCTCCTTAACGACCGGCGCTAGCGCACCTCCAACTGCTCCGAGTGCCAAGGTCGGAATGTCGTATGCCGCCTTAATGGCGGCCTCGACGCGCTGCTTGACCGTGCCGCGATCAGCCGCGCCCATCACCCCAGCCTGCGCTCCAGCCAATGTCGCCCCCCGGACGGCATTGGCAACCCGCGCTGCGACCGGCAACTTGCTGCTGATGGTGAAAGCCGATGCGACATTCCCAACAGGCGCCGCCACCGTCACGGCATTGCCGACGCCCTTTGACAGGGCCGCTGCGGCCGGGCGGCGGCGTTCGAAGTCCTGCTCGAAATCGTCCTGGACATCCCGGTTGCGCTTCCAGGACTTGGCGACATCATCAAGCGAGCGAACCTTGCCAGTGACGGCATCGAGCGCCACGCCGATTCCGGCACCGACTTCGTCAAGGAGTGGAACTTGCCGATTGAAGTTGGCCGCAGCGCCGGCGGCTTCCTGCAGCATTGTGCGCTTCGGTCCGCCGAAACGCTTAGCCATGGCCGACTTTATGATATCTGGCGACGTACCATCCGGGAACTGTGCGATCGATCCATCAGGAGCCCTCACCTCAATCGGCATTATTCAAGCTCCCCGGTCTTGGGGTTGTAGGTCAGCACCTTCGGCTTCAAGGCTCGGCTGACCTTAGCGCCCACAGCTTCTTTGCGCTGCAGTCGCGTCAATGCGTCGATCTTCGGGTTCCCGGTGTCGCCATTGTCGTTGCGGCGCAGGTTGCCGAACGGATCCTTGTAATAGGCGCCGAGTGGTATGGTAGAACGCGATTGTCCGCGCGAGAGGTCATATGGGTTTTCGAGTGCCCCTACGTCCACGGCGGACAAGTCAGCGGATGCAACACCCTGCGCCGCTCGCCGCTGCTGAATCAGGGCCTTGCGGTTATCGGCTTGGCGGGAATTCATGGTCCCGATTTCGGATAGGCGTTGCTCCACCAATTTTTGGTCGTTTAGGCTTGAGAGAAGCTCGTTCCACGCACGCTGGGCATCACCTTCGGTTTGCGTGCCCTTGTTAAGCCGCAAACTGTCATTGCGGAGCTTTTCGAGCGTTGCCTTGAGCGATCCGTAGTTACGGCTGTTGGTGTCCGACTTACCGATCAAGTTTTTGATGACGCTGGCTGCGTTTGTGACAGGCCCCAACTTCAACGCACCGGTCGCAATCTTGCCCCTCACTTGGTCAAGCTGATTGTTGATTCCGGCCGCAGTCTGGATGCCTTGAATGTCCTCTGACTCTTGCGTCTGCTGCCCGCTCGGCAGGCGGGCGGGCTGCTTACCGGCGACGCGAGCCTTTTCCTGCTCATAGAGCGCGAGAAGCTCCTGATCGGTCATCTGATCGTAATCTTGGTTCATTTCAGAAGACCTCGCTTACGGAGTGCGCCTTCGATTGCCAACAGGGCCGGGCTAGACCCGCCACCATCCTTCGACGCGACCCGCCCCTCACGTTGGCGATCTAGGACAAGACGGCTCTGAGATACGCCGAGTTGCCCCCGATCGATGTCCAACTGCTGGCGCTTCAACTTGAGTTGTTCGATCTGAGCGTCGATATCGGCTAGGACTTTGGAGCGGTCCGTCTGCTCGTCAAACGTCGGGTCGCGCTTGAAGACCTGTTGCACATCTCCTCCGCCAGGCGCGGATGTGTCGCTTTCCTCGACTTGACCCATGATGTCGACTGTACGGACGGGACGGACCGCCGGATCCTGCTCAACGGTCGGCATCCCGCCGACGCGGATTGTCTGGTCGCCCACATTCTCGTATTTCGGGGCCGCATTGATGGTCTGGCCGCCGCTGACGATGCTTTCGCCGGCCGACAGCTTGGTCGGAGCTGCGGCTTTCGTTAGCCATTCGAGTCCGGAACCGGGGTTGAATTTCGCGGCCGCGCGGATTTCAGCCGGGGCTCCCAGCCGCTCCAGGTATTCGCTAAGCAACTGCTCTTGTTGCGCCTGCTGCTGGGCCCGCTTTTGGGCTTCCAGCCCGTCGGTTCCGTCAAGGAGAAGCGTTTTTATCCGATTGCCGAGCGAGGGCCTGCCGGCCTGCATCTGTGGCGCGCCATTCGGAAGGAAGGGGAAACCAGCCATCACAAACCTCCGAACGTCAGACCCTTTAGGCCTGATTTCACGCTGCCGCTAACGCTACCAGTTAGGCCAAGCTTCGACCCCTTTGTTTTGCTCGTACCGGTCGAGGTCTCGTTCGTCGTTTCGTTGGTGTTGATAGTTCCACCCAGCCCAGCCAGTTGGGTCAGGAGATCGGCGAAGGAACCAAGCTGAGAGGCGTCGTAGTTGCTCGCTCCAGTGAGACCGGTGAGGATCTGGTCATAGGACTGGCCCGTCAGGTCCGCCGCCGTCTTGGCCTCGTTGAGCCGCTGGTCGTTCACGGCGAGGTTCTTGTTCGTGTTGAACTTCGCCAGATCGTTCAGGGCGCCGACGTTGAATTGGCTGGTGTCCATCGCATTTTTGGCGTTCGTCGTCTGGGCGACCAACGATCGGTCGGCATTGCCGGTCGCGGCGGACTGAGCGCGATCAGCATTTCCGGTGGCTACGTTGGTCGCAATACCGCCAAGTCCAGCGGCGGCGTCAGCCTTTCGGCCCTGAGCGGCCTCATAGGCGGTGGACAAGGCGTTTGCGTTCGTTTGGGCAAGATTCGCCGCCAAACTGTCGGCGCTGCGAGTCAGCTGCTTGTTGGTGTCGCCGATCGCCACACCTTCCGCAATGCCCTGGCGAGATCCACCGTAGCCGCCCGAGAGGTTCGCGCCAGAGCGAATTGCCGGCAAAACCGTTCTGGTCAGGTTGTCCGAGGCGTCTCCCAGCAGGTTCGCGTAGGTGGCCTTGGCGCCAGCTTCGTTGGCCTTCAGGGCGTCGGCGATGTAGGAGTTGGAGACGTCTCCAGTGAGCAGATCCTTAAACGCCGAAGTGGGATCGATTGACCCTAGAGCACCAAAGGCCCCCTTCGGGTCGACAGTGGATGCTTGCACCTGAGTGGCGCCAACGGTTGGAGCGCTGTTGGCGGCTTGGAAGGTGATGTCACCAGGGCGCGTCTGCCCAGCGGCCAGAGTGCTCGCCACACTAGCGTTGCCCTGACCTGCCTTGACCAGATCGCCGAAAGCCTGCGTCATTGCCGGCGTGGCCGTGCCGTTCTGACCATACAGCTGCGAGGCCTTCGCCAGGATGCCGTTATCGCCTGTCAGATACGGGACGACCTCAGACCACGGGTTCTTGGTTTGCGTGCCGGTCGACGTGCTGTTCGAGGACGAGTTTTCCGTCGTGCTCGACTTGGACTTGCTGCCGCTCAGGCTCATCGCTAAAGCTCCCGAAGATATTGCGTCGCCACTTTTCGCCATCCATTTCCAATAAATCGGTCCCAACCCGGGCGCCCCTCCGAAAGCTGCGCGTCGCAGCCCTCGTGCGCGGCAAAGGCCCGCAGCAATTCGTCCATTCCCCTGATCCAAGACCGGACACGGCCGCTCTCTCCGCCGACAACGCCGATGACCAGAGCCGTCTTGCGTGGAAAGCGCTCTATCGAGGTGGTGACGCACCCGATGGGCCGATCATCCTCGCAGGCCACCCAAAGCTGCATTTCGCGGGCCCTGAGGCGCTCCAGCACATCATCCGGCGCGTAGAGGCCCGGACCATGCTCTAGCGCCGCCCTGACCCAATCCATGATCCACGGCCACCAGGCGTCGACATCCTCGGCGAGCACACCCCGAAAGGTGATCATCCAATCTTGACCCAGTCGAAGGTCGACGCGCCCGTCCGGCGGTATTGGTAGAGCGCTCTGTCGCCGGAGCTATCGGGATCCCAGTGCGCGCCTTCCAGCGTGCCGGCGGCCAAGCGGAAGTCGCCTTCCTTGAACCGCTCAGGCGCCACGTAGGTCACGTCGATGTGGCCAAGGGACAGGAGGGCCACGGTCTGCGAGATCTTTTCCAGTTCTCGCTCGACGTAGCGGCCCAAGTCTTTGGGGTCGCTAGGCGCCAGATCGGGTTTGTAGAAGATCGCGGCGACAGGCTTTCCCATCACCAGAACCCCGATGGGACAACATCGACATCGAAGCTGTCCAGCCGCCACTCATAGGCCGTGCCTGACCAGAACTTAAAGGCGATGTACCTTCCGTCCACGGTGAAATCGCAGTCATTGCCCGTACCGATCGTGTAGGCGACAGGGCTGGCGTAGGTGGGGTCGCTATAGGGATCGTCAGCGTAGCCGACCGAGACCATGACCGTGGCGCCGACCTGGCCCTGGATGTGAGGGCGAACCTTGCGGACCATCGAGCGGCGCTCAAGAGGCCACCACGACAGCCCGCGCCTTTCCAGATGGGCTTGGGGAAGAACCCCGTCGAAGGTGGTCGAACTGTCCAGAAGGAAAAGCTTCTGGTCATTCGACGCCATCAAGACCCGGGCGGCGTCCGGCGTGTACTCAGGAGCATTCCAGAGCGTCGTGTCGCTCGACCACGGGCTGTCGTCGCCGTTCCAAGGCTGCGAGGAGCCCACTTCGACGGGGCCGAAGTTGGCGTGGTTGAGGTTGGGGATTTCTCGGAATGACGTGGTCCGGTCAACATAGTTCCAAACCAGGGCCCGATCTGGATAGGTCGATCCTGCTTGTGGATAACAGATCAAAACCTCGTTCAGGAACGGATTTTTGGTGACGAACGACCGATAGTAGTTCTGGCTGTCGATAGACCGGAAAAGATCGCGGCGGGCCTGTTTATCCAGAGCCGATGTCGCGGTCTGCCCATCATGCACGACAACGTCTTGGTTGGTCAGCAGCAGATGCAGCCCATCAAGTTCGACGATGCAGTTGCGGTTCATCGCACCGGAGGTGCCGAGCACCTTGGACGATTGATTGATGAAGGCGCCGCCGACATAGTCCAGGCGGTAGACAGACGACTCCTTGTAGATCATGAGGCTGTCACGAAGCTGCAGGCCGTCGATGATAGCGTCGTAGCCCTCGGCGAGGTCGAAGCGGCCGGCGTCGATGGACGGATCATTGATGACCCAGGACGCCGGGACGCTTCCAGGATCCGCCAAGCTCGACCACCACACCATATAGGGATAGTTGGTCCCGCTCTCTGTCACGTTCAGGGCGACGAGTTGGTTTTTGAACGACCGCATCGACCTGCAGAAGGTGTTTGCGGGCCAGTTGTCGAGCGTGACGAGATTGTTGGCCAGGTTTAGGTCCCAGCGCTGGGGCGGATCGGTGGTGTTTCCTGGGTTCAGAACCGGGATCCCGCCGATGGTCGTTGACGTCCAGCTATTGGGCGTAGCCGTATAGTCGCCGCCAGACGAGCGGGTGATGTCGGTGTGAACCGTCGAGCCCGTAGCGCCAGAGACGGCGTAGACCTTTCCGAGTCCTGCATAAATCCAGTACCGCGCCCCTCCGATCGACACCGGAAGAACGTGGAACGGGACAATCGGAGCGCCTTGGAACACCTCACCGTGACCAAGGAACTGGTAAGCCATCTGGTCCAGAAACCGGATGTTGAGCGCATCCGTCCAGGCCTCAGGCTTCAGCAGCTTGGACGAAAGGTCTTTATTGACGCCGACAGAGCCGGCGGGGCCGATAGGACGATACGCCATCAGTCCCCGCTTTCTGGGAGCTCGTGATACCCCATGGCCAGTCCAGCCAGAGCCGGCGGCGGCGCCCCGTTTTCACAATGGATGATTTCTACCGCGCCTATGGAGTTTGCCTCGGCGAGGGCCTCGTCATCTACAGAATGATCGACCAGGAACACGCGCCTCACAGGGAAAGCCTAGACGTCGTGGCCGCGCCGCCGGCCGCGCCGGTCTGCGTCGTTGTCGTTGATCCAGCGACCGAGGCTTCGGGCGTAAGCTCGGCATAGGTACGCGCTGCGAGGCTCCAGAACTGAACGCGGCCACCCTGTCCGGATGCTCCACCGTTGCCACCCTTACCAACAGCAGTCCCAACGCCAATAGCGCCGCCGTTGCCGCCCGCGCCGCCGTTGCCGCCGGTGACATCGACGGCGCCGGTTGCGGAAGATCCGACCAGCACGCGATTGATGATGTAAACCCATCCACCGCCCGCTCCGCCGCCGCCGCCGCCACCGCCTGGAGATGGCGAGCCAATTTGCGTGCTTGCCGCTCCATTGCCCGCCGTTCCGCCAGCTCCGCCTTTGGCTCGAATAGCCGCTGCGGCGGTAGATGCGCCCCGGCTGATAATCCTTGCGAAAATCGCGAGGGCGCCTCCGCCGGATCCGGCTCCGCCGCCGAAACCGGAAAGGTCCGCCCCTCCGGAGCCCCCTCCACTTCCGCCTGACGATCCTGTTCCTCCCCCCATGACGCGGCCGGACAGGAGCGAAGCAAATGCCGCCATGGGCGGAAGCGGGTTCGCATATCGTGGAATGATCGCGGTTTGTGCGCCAGGCGCAACAGCGACAGCCCCAGATGTACCACCACCACTCGCTCCGCCAGCCCCGCTTTGCCCCCCCAAACCACCGTTGCTTTGAGCGGCGCTTCCCGCCGTGCCGGCGTTGGCCACAGAGGTTGTCGCATTGGCCCCGTTAGCCGCAGCGACCGTCGTGCCCGCCAAAAATCCGTTATTGCTTAGCGAGGCCCCGGCGGTGACACCGCTTGCTGCGTTGCCGTCCCACTGGATTGATCCGGCTGGCGCCGAGGTCATATCCAGGACGTCGCGAACGAAGATGCGGAAGCCGTTCGTCGTGATCGCCGCGCCAGACGCCAGGGTGAGGTTGGCGTAGTACATGTCCCGCGTTAGGGTGACGGACCCGTTCACGGTCACATTGCCGTCGCTGCCGTCTCCGAACAGCATGGCGTCTTCGGCGTAGGTGTTGGCGCAGGCAATTACATGCCAAGCCGATCCGTCGCTGACGACAATGGCGCTATCACCGGGACGAAGAACCCAGGTCGACTGGCCGTTAATCGTCTCCGAGCCGTCCGGATCTAGCGTAAGGTTTCCGCCACCAGCGGCCTGCGGATAAAACGCGTAGCCATTCCCCGCCGTGGCGGCGGCAAGCAAGCTGAACGTTACGGCGTTTGAGGTCGTCGACTCAATGACCATTTCACGGTCATCGGCTACCAGCGTGTAGTCTGCGGTCTTTGCTGCATATCCGCGAATGCCGGCGTATGACCACGATGCGCTCGTGCCGTTCGTCGTCAGGAACTTTCCGGCGTTTCCGCTTTGTCCGGGCAGAGCAGCGGTAAGAGATTGCTGGTTGACCCACTCTTCGGTGGGGCCATCGAGCAAGAAGCGAGAACCGTCGTATGTCGCGCGCACCCAGCAGGTAGGCACCAGCTCATTGGCGAGGAGGTCATCACCGGTAGAGCTCTTGAGCGCCTTTACGCCCAACGACGAGATGTTGAGCGTCGAGGCGCTGGTGTTGGCATTGGCCGGCAGGAATCGGACCGACATGCCCTTGACGTAGCTGACCAGGGGCGTGACAGGCGTCAGGACGTAGGCATTAGCCGAGCCAGTGTCGTCTCCGGTGACCTCTACAGCGCCAAGAAAGCCAGGGAAGGTGTTCTTGTCGGCACGCTTGAGGTTCCGAATATGGTCATCGCCCTCGCCCTTGGGGTCGGTCCCGGTCGGATTTGTAGCGACAAGGTCGTTGATGTAGTTGACGCCGGTTTCCAGGCCCATGGATCAGGTCTCCTACCAGTCGCGATAGATGTTGAAGCCGCGACGCGTGCGGTTGAGCAGGGCGGGATCGGAGAAGAGGGTGACGGGCGGGCGTGAACGCGCCTCGCGCTTGATAAGGCGGCTCATCGACGTGCTGAACATGCTGGGCCACAGCGCCGAGCGCTCCTCGACACCGACATAACCTGGCGAGTGCATCAGGGCGCCGTAGAGATAGAGGTTCGGGTAGTTGGTCAGCAGCCAGTTGGTGGGCTGCGCTTCGGACAGGCAGAACTTGGCGACTTGGCGGAAGATCACGGTGTATGCCGCGTTGACCGGGCACTCGAACCGAATTGTGTCGCCGTCGATCCCCCAATAGGCCGGGATGTTGGCGGCGACCTGCTTGCCCATGGCCTCAATCGGAGAGGGCTGCAGGGGATAAGGATCAGTGTTGGGGTCGGTCTGCAGCATCAGCCCCAGCGGCTCGATGAAGTCGGACGGAAGGTCGATGGTGCGCGAGCCCTGGGTGGTCGTCAGGATGCGATCGCTCTCCATCACGCGAAGGCGCAGATCGGCGTTGAGGTCTGACTCGACCAGAGTGATCCAGTCGGCCACGACATTGTCGACGCCGACGCCGGATGCCGATGCGTTGACGTCGGCACGGTGCAGCCACCCAGCCAGGGACGCCTTGAGCTCTGTATAGGTGGAGAGCGCCACGGCTTAGGCCTTGGTCGCTTCGTCGAGCGCTTGCGTCAAACGCTCTTCACGCCAGCGCTTGTCGTACTTGACGCCCAGCGCGTCGAGATCGGCGCGAAGCTTCAGGACGGCTTCGCTCACCTTTGGCGCGCCACCCTTCTCGCCATCGCCGTCATGGTCGAGCGGCTGGACCTTGGCTTCAGCCTCATCGGCGCGCGGCGTCGGATCCGCGCCATCGGCGCTCAGCTCCTCGATCACCGTTTCAGGCTCGGCTTCGGCCAGGCGATCGATGGTCAGCTGGATCAGCGCGTCGCGGTCGTTTGAAGCGGCGGCGTTCCATTCCGCCGTGGTCATACCGCTGTCGACGAAGGCGGAACGGACGATCGGACCAATGTCGAGGTCTTGGCCGTTGATCGTGACGGTCTCGGGATGGGTCGCCGAGCCATAGATGATGGTGTTTTCCGTCTCTTCGGGCAGTTCAACCGGCTCCGGTTCCGGCATGGGCGGCGCTTCGGCGGCGGCTTTCTCGCGCGCGGCGGCGTCCATTTGGAAGCGGATTTGGAAGATGAGCTCAGACCGAGGACGGCTGGCGAACAGGGCCTTGGCCATGTCCAGGAGCTTGGCTCGAAGCTGGTCGTCGCTCAGGAGATCCAGGCCGTCAGGATCGGGCGGCGGCAGGTCGGCGAACGCGACATAGCCTTGCGCCAGAAGCGCATCGTGCTCCTCTTCGTTTGCCGCCGCCTTGTAGGTCGAGCGATCGATGTACAGGAGCTTGGGATAGGGCTGATAGTCCATGTGGCGTCCCGAAAAAGGCGACGCCGACCATCGAATGAAGGCCGGCGTCAGTGGCAGGGAGGTCTTAGGCCGTGACGCGCACAGCCAGCTCGGGACGGATCGTCTTGTAGCCGTAGAGGACGTCCAGACGGGCCGCGAGCGTGTCATTGGTCACGTCGTAGGCGCGGATCAGGCGCATCGAGATGCCGTCGAAGACCTCGCGGGCCGCCATGTCCACACCCTTGGGCATGAACAGGTCGGCGGTCGCGAAGGTGAAGGCGTCACGGTGCAGGGCCAGCATCTGGCGATAGCTGGTCGAGGCCGCGCCGACGAAGGTCAGGGCGGCGGTGTCGGCCGGCGACGAGTCGACGGTCTTGGTGGCGCCCGTGATGATGATCGACGGGCTGATGGGCAGCGTGACGGTCGTGGTCGTCGCGTTGGTGTCGGCGGTGATCACGAAGTTCTGCAGAACGCCGGTCGAGGCGCCCGTTTCCGGGTGGACCTCGTAGACATTGGCGATCGTGAAGACCGTGCCCTTGGTGAAGGTCGACGACGAGGTGACGCCGCTGACCAGGATGCTCGAACCGGTCTGGCTCGCGCCGCTGATCGCCACGCCCGTCACGTCGTTGCCGTTCGTGTGGGTCGGCATCAGCGTGTTGCTGTACCAGTCGAAGCCGGCGGTGCGGCCCATAAGGCCTTCGCGGTACTGATCGCGAATGGCGCCGCTGTCTTGGAACAGGCCCTTCAGGGCGTCGACGATCGTCGCTTGCGCCACCGGAGTCAGGTGAAGCGAGCGGTTGTCGTCGCGGGGGGCCAGACTGTCGTCGAGGCGGGCGCCGGCCAGCAGGTAGGTCGACAGAGCGTTCGGCGTGGTGCCGGCGGTGCCGACCAGTTGGTAGACGTCCTTGTACATGGACATCGCGTCGGCCTCGATCGCCGAGGCGAGACGAGCCATGGCCGGCTGCAGGATGCGCTTGGAGAAGTCGTCCAGCGACAGGGTCAGGTCGGCCGAGGTGAAGTTCAGGTCGACGCCCTTCTGGGTGGCGACTTGCAGCGTGACGCTGGTCTCGGTCGTGTCGTTGGTCTGCATGACCCGGCCGGTCCGAACGTTGTACTTGTTCGGCAGGCGGATCTTCAGGCTGTCGCCGATCTTGGCGCCTTCCTTGGCGAAGGAGTCGTCGTATTGGCGGTTGATGTTGCCGACGAGGGTCAGCTTTTGGTGCAGAACACGCAGGGCCTCGCGGGTCACCTGCGTCGGGGTCAGGATCGTGTTGGACACGGCTTGGTTTCCATCTCAGGGAAGGCCGGCGTCATCGCGACGCTGGCGTTTTGGGGGTGTGCGCTACCGCTGGGCGGCGGCGCGGCGTTCTTGCTCACGCCTGCGGATCCACTCCTCGGTGCTGAGGCCGTCGCCAGAGGCGTCTGTTGGCCTGCGAGCATGGGGAGCGGCGCCGCCGACGTTCTTGGCGGGCTTGGTCTTCTGGGAGGCCTGGACGTTCTCGACCTGCTTGGTGACCTTGGCGTTCGCGGACGCCTGCATGGCCAGATAGAGGCCCTTGAGAACTCGCGGGTCGGTCACTTGCTCCAGATCTTCCGGAGTGAGCCCGAGCGCAGAGCGCGCGAAGGTCTCGATCTTGCTCAGGATCACCGGCGCCGTCTGGGGCGTCAGTCCGGGGATAGATAGGTCCGGGCCGTCAGGCGTCTTATCGAGGCCCATGACGACGCGACCCATGGCCTGGCGGGCTTCGCGGAACTGGACGGTTTCGGCTTCGGCTGCTTGCTGCTTGGCCTCGGCTTCCTTGCTGTCCAAGTCACCCTGGAGGGCGACCCGCTTGTCCTTCAGGTCCCGGTGTTGGTCCTTGAGGTCACGGTAGGTGTCGATGTCCTTGGCCTTGATCGCCTCCCACTGGTCATTGGTGAGGGCGTTCAGGGCTTCCAGATCCGCGTCCACGGCGTGGAGCTGGGCGACCGTGGCGATGTTGGCCTTGTAGACCTCGGCGCGCTGGGTGATCTCCGCCTCGCGGGATTCCAGGGCCTTGGCTTGGGCTGCGACCGCTTGGGTCTTCTGGGTGTAGTCCTTTTGGAATAGCGCGCCTTTCGCGATCGCTTGGGCCAGAGCCTTGGGAACCGTGGCCTTGACGCCCTCGAACTCGATTTCTTCGGAGTCGTCGTCTTCAGCGCCATCGGGATTGTCGGCGTCATCGCCGGTTCCGTCGTCGTCTTGGTCGACTTCCGTTTCGTCGGTCGTAGGGTTTTCGACTCCCTCAGCGTCAGCGTCCGTGATTTCCGGCGCGTCTTCGGTCGGGTTGGTCGTTTCTTCGCTCATGGTGGTTAGTCCTTGGAGCACGCACGCTGGCGCTCCGACCGGTAGTGGTCAGTTGGCGCGTCGCGGGGTGTTGGAGATGCCTAGGCCTCGATGGCCTCAAGCTGCTCCTGGCCTTCCATCGGCTCGGGAGCGGGTTCTTCTGGAGGCTCGCCCTCTAGCGGAGCCTCAAACTCTGGGATCTCAATATCCTCGCCGGCCGTGATCAGGTCAGGACTGTCGAGGAGTTGACCAATGGTCTTGAGCACCATCGCCGTTATGGCTTCTTCGGAACCGGCAGGCAGGCCAACGCCCTTAGGCGCCAGGGCCTTCATGCGGTCGGTTTCAGCCTTAAATTCGTCGATCTCGATCTTGCGCTCTTCAAGCTTGCGCTGTTCGGCCTTGTCCGTGGCGTCCGCTTCGACTTTGGCCGCTTCAAGAGAACGATCCTCGCGCTCCCTCTTGAGCTCGTCGGCCATCTGCTGGAGTTGACCTTGCAGGGCCTGCAACTGCTGCTGGGCGGCCTGAAGCTCGGGGTTCTGGCCCTGGACTTGAGGCGGCAACATGGCCTTGAGGCGCTTGGCGATCTCATCGGCGCCAGGCCAGTCGAGGTTCTTGGCCAGAAGGTCGCCGATGAGCGGAGCTGCCGCCGGATAATTCCGGATCAGTTCGATCATCTGCGAGGCCGACTCCTCGCGCTTGGTGTTGAACGACGGACCAGCCGACACGACCAGATCGTACTTGCCAACCGTCAGGTCATAGATCCGGGCGATCTCGGCGGCTTCTTCTTGGTCCTGGCCAAGCTCTGATCGCTGCTTGAGCGCAGCGGCCTGCTCGGGAGGGACGCGGCCGATCTGAACGGGTTTAGGCGTTCCGTCCTCGCCCAGGACGCGGATGACGCGCTCGGCGGAGTAGACGTGAGGGATGAGGTCGATGATCACCCGGCCCATGTGGCGGATGGCCCGGGTCAGGTTGTCGGTGAAGTGGAAGGTCGACGTATCGCCTTCGCGTTGGCGGGCCAGGATCGCGCGACCGCTGGTTTCGTTAGAGCGCTGGCCAAGCGAGGCGTCGTACAGACCCAGGATCGCCTTGATCGTGTCATGCGAGCGGCCGGCCATCGCCATCTCGGCCGAGGCGGCGAACGCTGGCGACTGGCGCTGTGGCGGAGCAATGGGCCTTCCCTGCTCATCATAGGCCGGGTGGCTGAGATAGGGGTAGGCGACCTGATTGGCGCGCTCCCACTTGCTTTGATCAATACCCTGGAACGCTTCCTCCGGGCCCACGAACGGAGCCTTGGGCGCGTTGGAAACCGCCTCTGTGGCGGTCGTTTCCCAGAAGTTGCACTGTTGCTGGGCGTCCTTGGCGTCGCGGATCAGCGAGCGCAGATGCACCTTGCCTTCAACGTTCACCACGTCGCCATAGACCGGGATGATCGGGATGTACTTACCCGCCCACTCGATGGTTTCGAGGATCTCCACGCCGCTCATGATGCGCTGCGTGACCTTGTGGCTCACCACATCGCGCGGCTGGCCCACGACCTCGGCTCCCAAGGCCGTGAAGAAGTCCTGGTGCTGCTTGTAGACGTCGGCATAGACGGGAATGACCCCGCCATCCGAAGGTACGGGGACGGGAGCGTCGCTCGGAAGCGGCATGATCTGCGCCGGGATCTTGACCGCCAGCAGCTTCTTGCGAACCTCGTCGCGGGCCCACCAACTAGCGACGCGAACCTTCTTCTCGGCGCACCAGTCGTTGTCGAGGCGCGAGTAGTCGCCAGACTTCCAGTCCACGACGTCGGCGCCCTTCCAACGGCGCTCGAACTGCTTGCGGCTCGGTTCCTCGATTTCAAAGGCGGTGTTCCAGTTAGCGGAGTCCGCGCCCGAATAATCGGGATCGCCTAGGATGCTCAGCGGGTTGGGGACCGCGCCAATGACGATATCCTGATCGAACGTGTCGTCGGCGGTGTATTCTAGGTTCACCTTCATGAACCCGAATCCGCCGGACGTGGCGCTGTCGATCGCCGTATCCGTCGCCACATCCGAGCTGGAGACGGTCTCGATGTTGCGGATCAGGCCGTTGAAGATCTCGGCGGTCTCGGGATCGGCTTCATCGTCGACAGGCTGGACGCGGATTTGTGGCTTGTTCTGGCGCGCGTCGTTGACGACCTGGCGAAGGAACGCCGGAAGGAAGTTGAGGGTCAGGGCCGGCCGTTGCGCGGTCTTGCGATCGGCCGCGACCGTGTCTGGCCATTGCTCTGACAGGCGAGCGAACTTGAGGTCTTCCAGAAAGGCCTCGCGGTTTTTGCTCCAGGCCTCATCGCAGGCCTTGAAGAGGTCTTTGCCCTCGGAAACCAGGCTGTCGTCGGTGTCCATGTCGGCGGCGTAGTCTTCGGCCATGCCCTACTCCGCCGCTAGCCGCATCGGGTCGTTGACGCCGCCGGCTTGGCGCATCAGGAACTCGTGCAGGTTTCCGGGAAACACCGCGTCAGCGGAGTGGTGATCAAGCTGCAGCTCGGGGATCACGACGATCTCCCCGCCACAATCGCGCCAGCGCTTGGAAAAGGCGTAGTCCTCGCCGTACCAGACGCCCTCAATGGCGCCGTGGTTGAAGAGGTCGACTGAAGGGTGATAGGTCGGGCCGTAGACCAACTCGGGATAGGCGCGCATGAAGCGCTCCACACCCTCCTTGGTGATCTTCATGAAGCCGGCCGGGATCCGATGGCCGACCAGATTTCCGTCTGGACGGATGATGGGGCGATGGCCGTTGGCGGGATCGCTCTCCCACGCGCCCATATACTCCTCGTCGTCCTTCTTGAAGCGGTAGAGGCCGGCGACGACCTCCCCTTCCGTCTGGATCAGGGTCAGCAGATCCTCGGGGCGCCAGGCCATGTCGTGGTCGATGAAGACGATCACGTCCGCCGGCCAATCCAGGCACTTTCGCAGCAGCGTGGCGCGGGCGCCGCTGATATACGGATTGCCAATTTCGTAGACGGTCTTGAGCTCGTAGCCCGAGGCCTCGACTACAGGCACAGAGGCCTCCAGCGCGGCGATATAAGCCGGCAGAGGCCGCGAAATGGTCGGCGTGGCGATCGCCACCTTAAGCGGAGAGGTCACCACGCCAGACCTTAGGCCGTCTTGAACGCGCCGAGAGCGATCAGGCCGGTGGCCAGCTCGGTCAGAATGGCGGCTGTGTTCGAGGCGACCGACACATAGGACGACGCCGACAGAAGCGAGGTCGCCAGGACGGTGCTGGTGCGCTGGGCGACCGGCGTGCCGCCGTAAAGGTGGATCTTGTCAGTGGCCGACTGGCCAACGACGACGCCGTCCGGACCACCGTCCGACAGGTTCTTCACAGTCATGGTTCAGATCTCCATCTCAAGGGAACCCCGGGTCATTCCGGAGTGGTCGGCGTCTCTCGACGGCGATAGGTTCAGGCTGCGCTACTTGCGCGCCAGGAGATGTTCGGCTGAGCGCTCCCACGCTAGCCCGACAATTTCAGCGCCATATGGTGATGCCGAGAAAAACCAAGGCCGCGCCTTGGCCTCTTCTGCTGTTCTAGGCGCCAAGGCTCGGGTCGAGCACCTGACCAGTGGATGGCCGTGCTCTCCCTCAACCTCAAGGTACTCATTTGCTGAGCGCGAAACCATAAGAATGGCCATGTTTTTTCCTAGTCAGGCCGCGTTAGGAAAGGCGGGCTTCATCATCCGCGCCATCACATCGTCACAGGAAAGCAACGGCTGTTCCTTGGTCAGGCCAACCACGAGGTCTAGGCCGCCATCACCGGCGCGTCGCACAGTCCAGGCCGGCTTGCGTTGGAAGTCCACGCCCATCGTGCGGAGCACGCCAAGCATGGATGACAGGATCCGCTTACTCACCGCGCCATCGGCAGTCGTGACGCCGTAGGTGTTGGCAAAGCCATGCTCGCCGATGGCGTCGTAGTCCGCCTCAGTCGGCCCATATCCGAGCTCGCGTTCCACCGCGTCGATGAGATTCTGAACATTGTCCATCGGCGGATCTCCTGTCAGGCCATCCAGCCACCGGCCCCGTGGGCAGGCGGGCGGACGACCTTGGTTGGCGGCTTGACCTTCGGCTCTTCGTAGGCGACCGCCATGAGGCCAAAGGCATCTGCAGCGTGAGACGACCAGTCGTGGTTCGGGCCAAGACCTATGTTGCGGGCCTCGTCTCGCTTCTCGTGGTAGGCGCCTATCGCCTCGCGGCCAGGCTCCGTCGTCTCTTCGTTGAACCACATGCTCCCGAAGATGCGGCGAGCGGCCTCGATGCGCTTACCGGCCGCGCCAGCGCCTTGGTTCGGCACAACGCGGACCTGAAAACCGGCGCTCCGAAGCGCGCTCTCATATGAGACGTTGAAGACCTTGTCGTTGCTCGCTCCATCGTGGGGCAGAACGCAAAGCGCGTTGTCGTAGCCCTTAGATCGAAGCCAGTTGATGTGCGTGGCCAATGGCTGGCCCTGAGCCTCGTAGTAGTCGAGGACGCGGATTTCCTTACCGATGAACTGGGCAATCCAGATGGCGCAAGCATCGGCCTTTGCACCGGTGCCGCCGATGTCCCAGAACGCCCGATACGTCATGAGCGGATCCGGCGCGACCTTGCCAATGCGACCGTCAGCTTTTGCCTCGGTCAAATCCTTGGCGTAGTAGGCGCCCACCGTCACCTTGACGTAGTCGCCCTCCCAGACGTGGTCGTACTGGTCTGGCTCCATGCGCAAGGTATCCTGTCGCTCTTGCTCCAGCTCGTCGGTGAACCACGGGTTGTCTTGCCAGTTGGCTCGAACAACGACGGCTCCGGTCGGGATTTCCTGGCCCCGCAGCATGACGTCGACCGGATCGGTCTTACGGCGCGGGTTCCAAGAGAACCAAAGCTCCGAGCCCTCCGCTCGAATTGTCGGGCGAAGCAGCTTGAGGCTGTTGGGCGAAAGGGCCTGCGCCTCTTCGCACCACGCTCGCCGGAAGCCCTCTAGCGACTTGATGCTTTCGGCCGTGTGGTCCTGCATCCCCTGGAAGATGATCACTCCGTCGCCGGGCGTCTCGATCAGCTCCTTGAAGACCTTGAAGCCGTCCGCCTCGCCCAGGCCGAAGTCGGACAGCTTGGCCTCGATCAGGCGCTTGGACGATTGCGCGAGCGACTTCTGAACCTCGCGGATGCACACCGACAACATGCCAGGCTCCGCAAGGCTGTCCTCGATCAGGCGGCCGGCGAAAAAGTGCGATTTACCTGAGCCCCGGCCTCCCCAGGCGCCCTTGTAGCGAGACGGCTGCAGGAGTGGCGTGAAGACCCTAGCTGTCGGTACGTCGAGGGTCGACAATGACTCGCCTCACCTCGGTCACCGCTGCTTTGATGTTCGCGTCCACATCCACGGCCTGTTTCGGCTTGCCGTGGGCGCGGTCGAGGATGGCGTTAGCGGCGGCTACCCTGGCAGCAGCCGGCGACCCGGTGTCTCGCGCCACTGTGACAAGCACCGACAAGGCCTCGCCGCTGTACTCGCTTGCCGCTTCCTTGATGTCGGCCGTCGCCTTGTTGGGCGTGCCCTTCTGGCGGCCACCCCTGCGCTCGCCGGGCTTACTTCCCCTGGCCATGGCTAGTTATTACTATTTTTGCGAATGCCGATCATCAAACCGCTCCCGCCTTGCGAAGCTCAGCCTCACGGGCGCGGCGCTCCTTGCGGGAGCCCGACATGCGCTCAATACCGTCCTTGGTCACGAGGTAGGTGACGCCGTCGATCGTTTCCTTGTGGCCGATCAGCAGGCCCATGGGGTTGGTCTTCATGACTACCTCTCGCCAGACCCTTGCAGGTGTCCTGGCCTTCCTTGGTTAGTGCAGGGCCACGCGCTCGCGGATCTTCAAGACGTCGGAGATCCAGGCGTCCGCGTCCTCGATGCTTGGTACGCCTTCCCAGCCAAGGCCGATCGCCAGGGCGATGCGTCCACCTTCAGCCAGGGATTGCCAGTCGCCAATGGGCGCGGGGGTTTCGGTCTGCATAGGGGTGTTCCTCGACTTGATCCCAGCTCTGGCCGTTGCCGTAGCGCAGTACACAGGCTGGGATGGTGGTCTTGGCTAGAGGACGCCGAGCGCCCGCTTAACTTCGGTGATGGCCTTGGCGCCAATCCAGGCGCAGGTCAGCATGATCAGGATGAAGCCAACAGCGGTAGCGACGGCGATGTCTTTCATGCCGGCCTCCTGTAGGTCTCGCGCTAGCGCCGGATTTCCGTGGGGCCGGACAGCATGTGGCAGACCATCGCGGCGGCCTGGTCAGCGTCGAGCAGGTTCGTGCCGCTAGGCCATTCGGCGTCCGCGTTTACGCCGGTCGGCTTTGTGAAGCTGATGCCATTGTCCGGGTTGAAGGTTTTGGGCAGCTTCCAGCTAAGGAAGCGGTCAACCATGTGCTTGACCCTGATGTCCGCATGTCCATCGGGCGGGCCCAGGAATCCCAGGTAGACCTCCGCGCGCTTCACGACATCTTCGGCGTCCAAATTGCCTTTGCAGTCGTGCGCGGCTTGGTGGAGCGCGACTTCGCGCAGGCGGGTGGCTTCAATCTGTTCGGCTGGGGACATGACCTATTCCTTTTTGGTGGTCATTGATGAAGTAGACTCGCGCCGGTCTTACAGGGCGTCGAGTATTTTCAGGGCGGCACGGACCGCGTCACGCTGCTTGGTAAGCTCGTCGAGTTTGTCTTGGCTGCGCTGCAAAGACTCCTTCTCGGAGCGCAACTTGTAGCCGATGGTGGAAATCTGCTCACTCAGGGCGGCGGCGTTCTGGTGCAAAATGTCCCTTAGGTGCGGGACGTGGCCGGTCAGCATTGCTGCCTCCTAGGTGTGAGGTTCGCGCCAGGCCCCGCCCTCTGGTTAAGGGGCTGCTGTAGCTGTGGCGGGCGGCGCGAATGCGTGGGCTACCAGCGCCAGCCGCGCTTGAGCCAGTCGGTATAGTTGCGGAGGACGCGGCCATTGTGGCCAGCCATGTAGGGGCCGTGAGCAGTCCAGGCGCCATCGCGGCGGAAGGAACTGACGATGCGGCCACGGCCATAAGCGCCGTGCCAGCCATCCGAGAGCCGATCGTCGCTCATATCAGCCAACACTGCCGCCATCGCCGACATAGACGTGGCCCCAGCCCTCAGGGAGGGTCTCGGTGCTGATGTCGTCCTTCACAGAAATCATGCGAACCTCGGTGTGTATTCCCGCCCTCCCCGGCTTTGGGCGGAGGGGGCTACTCGTGTCCCTAGGGGATGAGGAGAGGCGGGAAACTTGGTGGCATCTGCGGATAGCAACGGGACTCGAACCCGCGCGCTGGGCAAGCAGCCCATAGCTCTACCAGCTGAGACTTACGCTTCCGCAGATACCCGGCGCCGTCAGGGATTATGTGGCGGGGCCGTTTTTGAAATGCTTGCGCACCGGCGCTCGGGCCGGTTTGATCTCGCACTATCGAGCACCAGAATACTCTGTAGCTCCCGATGGCGTCAAAGGCGGTCACATGGGGACCGGAGAACACCTCATTTATGCAGTGGTTCGCACTAGGGCGCAATAGGTGGTGGATCACGTCGATTACGGCAGAAGTTCCCCATCTTGCTCGGCAAGGTCGGCCATAGCCCTAGCCCGCCGATCCTGACCAGTCCGCTGCGCCTCCAGCATCCTCGCCCGCTTGGCGTTGAGCATCGAGGAGATCACCGCATCCATGGGCGAAGCCTCGTCGCCGATGATCATGAACCATCTTCCGTCGCGGAGCTCAATCGAGGCGTCGGTCATGATCTATTGTCCGTCTTTGGTTTGGCGAATTCAAAGCACATGCGGATGATGATCCCGCACGGTATACCGGCCGCGAACGCGACGCATTGAACGATGAATTCAGGGGTCATGCCGCGACCTCCTCTTCCTGCACCGGCGCCGGTCGGATCGTCTTCAGCTCAGCCTTGACCCGGAGCTTGCCGATAAGAAGCGTCGCCGTGCCGTGCTTGGCTTGGATCTTCACGATTTCCCCGATCCTGCCAACCCACTCACCCTTCTCGGCATAGGCCTTATCGCCAATGGCGGGGGTGTACTCAGGGCCCTTGGGGCGGGTCTCATCGAACTCGCCCTGGATGTGCAGCCAGCGGATAGCCTCGATGCCTGCGGAGGGCAGGACGGCGACCACGTTGTCGCCCTTCGCGTCCCGGCGGGTGTAGAATTTGACGCCCTCGATCTCGCTGGAAATCCTACCACAATGGGCCGGAAACGCCCAGATGAACACGATGCCTGGGAACAGCGCGCGGTCGAATTTCTCGCGCACCACGTTCTTTCGGCTCATGCGGATCCGGCGCCAGCGGGTGACGGCCGGCATGTAGGCCTCCAGGTCAAGCGCCTCCTTCTTCGCCAGCGCCTCGATCGCCTCGATCGCCTTGCCCTCCCGTCCGCTCGTGCAGCGAATGGCGAACCAGCTGTGCGGATCGGTGATGGTCTTCGTCATGTGTCTTTCCCCGAATTAGCTGGTGGTCAGGCTTGGGCGATGATGCGGTCGCGGAACGCGGCCATGCGCTCGAGCATGGCGTCGTCGCGGTCCCTGCCGGCGTCCGATGTGCGCGGGGCATAGTCCTCCAACAGGGCCATGCGCCGGCAGAGCAGCGCCCAAGCCGCGAAACCTTCGGTCATGCTGGCCACGCGCGATTCCGGCGATGCGCCTGCTGTGGTTGCGGCAAGAAGGTTTGTCGCCAAGCGCTGAGCGAGGTAGGCGCTTTCAGTAGCGGCTTGGCGGATGGCTTCGGCGCTCATGCGGCCTGCCTCGCGGCGACGCGCAGGCGCTTGGCCTCCTGGCGTGCGATGATGGCGAACTCGGCGGCCTCGGTCGAAAGGTCTGGATCGCTACGGCGGCACGCGAGCGCGTCGTCTTCAGCTCGCACCGCAAGGAACGCCCACTCGCGAGCCTCTTCGTTCAGGCGGTCGGCCTCGGATGCTGGACGCCACGACTTCAGCGCGGCGAGGAGCGACGTTCGCTCCATCACGCAGGCGTCCAGCTCCTCGATAAGTTCGGGAAGGCTGGGGAACCACGTGCCGCCCTTGCGCGGACGGGTGGCGAGGGTCTCACAGGCCCGCTTGGCGACGTCGGCCGGGTATCTGCTCAGCGCTCCGGCGTAGAGTTCCAGCGCCACCAGCGCCGAGGCCTGGGAGCGCTTGCCCTGGTTCAGCGCGGCCTGCAGCATCACAAGCCAAGCCTCGCACTGTTCGCGCGTTCCCGGCGTCATGGCCGCTTCGATCTTGGCGATGGCCGCCGGGATCTGGGCAGGGTCGGCTACCGTCAGGCTGCACGCCGCGCCGACGAAGTAGGCCGGCTTGTTCTCGGGAAAGCGGCCCTCGCGCTCAACCGAAACCGTTACGCCGAGCGACGATTGTAGCGAAGTCCGAAGGCTCTTGTCCGCCTCCGCCACCGAAGGCTGGGCGAGAAGCCATCCCACCACGCGGTCGGCGCTCACAGTCGCGACGGACCCAGTTGCGCCAGGTCGCGGACCAGTCGGATTTTCGACCTGCTGCCCCAGGCTTAGCGACCCAGTAATCTCGGAAATTTTCTGCAACACGGAGAACCTCTTGGGGGCTCAGGCCCATCTGGGCGGCAAATTCGTCATCGGCGGCTGTCGGCGTCCACGCTTCGGGAAGGCGCGATCCCCTTGCCTTGTCGGGCGGCTTGGGCTCGACCTGGGTCAGAACCAGCACCTCAACAGGCCCGGTCTCTCGCGCACCCGCGTAGTTATCTCCGTGGGTATGGG